GGTAATTCGCGCCCCCGGCTTTCCGCTAGTGTCTGGGGTGGAAAGATGGGTTTCCTGCCGTCAAGTGCTTTCCCTGAGAACTTGCAACTCGCAAACTCGCAAACCACGGTTTGCGAACCTAAGTGCGCAGAAGTAGAATCAGCGGCATAGGTATCAAACCATTTGCCGCGAGTGTTATGTCTCAAGAGAGCGAGTTAATTTCTATCCGAGAGGCCGCCAGGCGTCTCGGGGTATCTGACACAGCAGTCCGCAAAGCTATTGCCACCGGCCGTGTGACCGTCGCTGACCGCCACAAGGACAACGACCGACCGTTGCTGTCCTGGCCGGCATGCAAAGACGACTGGCTTGCGAACAGTGACACCTCGAAGCGTTCCCATGTTGGCGGGACAGGCACCAGCAAGAAGCGCCAAGGGTATTCATCCGGACAGCGGGTTAAGCTGCCTACCAGCGATCGCCAGGACGAGGCGCCGGAGGATGACGAGCCGACCCATGGCGGCAGTGGTTCCACGCCTGCGTCTGGGAGGGGGGCCAAGTACAACAAGTCACGGGGTGAACGTGAGTTCTACCAGGCTAAGCTCGCCCAGCTGGAGTTTGAGCAGAAGTCCGGTCAGCTGATCAGCCTGGAGGTGGTGAAGTCGGAGGCATTCCGCGCCCACCGCCGGATCCGTGACGCCCTGCTGAACATCCCAGATCGGTGTGCCCCCCATGTCGCCACCCTGACTGACCCTTTGGAATGCCACGCCTACCTGCTAACCGAGATCACCTCGGCTTTGCGCCAGCTCTCGGCAGACATTTACGCCTCTGGCGAGGAGCGGGATGAATGACCGCTGCCGCCAAGATCATGCACAGCTACCTGGAGGGGCTGGCCGAGGCCTACCTCCCAGACCCGATCATGACGGTGAGCGAGTGGTCTGACACTCACCGCATCCTGCCGCAGAAGGGCGCTGCAGAGCCCGGCCCTTACCGCACCAGCCGCACGCCATACGTCCGCGAAATTGCCGACTGCCTCTCCGCCACCTCGCCGGTGCAGGAAGTCGTGCTCATGGCTGGTGCCCAGGTGGGCAAGTCTGAGCTCGGCAACAACTGGGTGGGCTACGTCATCGACAACGCCCCTGGCCCGATGCTGCTGGTGGAGCCGACCGTCGACAACGCCAAGCGCTACTCCAAGCAGCGGATCGGCCCGATGATCGCCGAGTGTCCGCGTCTCAGCGCAAAAGTGCTGGAGAACAAATCCCGCGACAGCGGCAGCACCATGCTCGAGAAGGAGTTTCCTGGCGGCATCCTGCTGATGGGTGGGGCGAACTCTGCTGCCGGCCTGCGCTCGATGCCGATCCGGTACCTGTTTGCGGACGAGATCTCCAACTGGCCAGCGGATGTCGATGGGGAAGGTGACCCACTGGAGCTCGCCCAGGCGCGGACCAGTACGTTCTCGCGACGCAAGATCTACAAGTGTTCGACTCCAGCCAACAAGTCTACTTGCCGGATCACCGCTGAGTACGAGCGCTCTGACCGTCGCCGGTACTTCGTGCCTTGCCCGCACTGCGAGCACATGCACACGCTGGACTGGGAGCATTTCATCATCCCGCGTGACGAGGAGACTGGGAAGCTCAAGCCGCGCAAGGCGCACATGGTTTGCCCTGAATGTGGAGGAGTGCTGGAGGAACACCATAAGACCGCCATGCTGGAGGGTGGCGAGTGGCGCGGGACCAACCCTGAGCAGACTGACCCATCCCGCCGCGGCTATCAGATCAGCGCGCTGTACTCCCCGATCGGCTGGAAGTCATGGTCGGATGTGGCGAAGGCCTGGCTCAATGCCCAGGGGAACCCGAAAAAGCTGCAAGCATTCCAGAACAACGTGCTCGGCTTGCCTTGGGCTGAATCCGGAGAAACGGTCGACGAAAACGAGATCATGACCAGGGCCAAGGACGAGACCTATGGCCTCGATCCCCTGCCTCGCGAAGTGCTGGTGATCACCGCCGGCGTCGACGTGCAGCCAAACCGCCTTGAGATAGAGCTGGTGGGCTGGGGCCTTGGCGAGGAGTCATGGTCGCTGGAGCACTACGTGATAATGGGTGACCCCAATGGGCCGGTGGTCTGGCAGTTGCTGGATCTCTACCTGACCCGCGAGTACGCACACCCTTGCGGCATCAAATTGAGGGCTGCTCGAGCCTTCGTGGACACTGGCGGCGAGAACACCAAGGCCGTCTATGACTACGTGTCGACCCGCGAGCACATGAGCATTTACGGGATCAAGGGTCTGGGCGGCGATGGCAAGCCTCCAGTCGGGGCGCCGTCGAAGTCGAACCTGTACAAGGTGACCTTCCTCCCGCTGGGCACCTTCACCCTCAAGGATTCTGTCTATGGCCGGCTCAAGATAGCGGAGCCAGGACCTGGCTACATGCACTTCCGGTCTGACTACCCGCTGGACTACTACCAGCAGCTGACCGCTGAGGAGGTACGCACCAAGGTAAACACCAAAGGCTATCCGGTTCGAGAGTGGTTCAAGAAGGCGCAGTCAGCTCGCAACGAGGTGCTCGACTGCACCTGCTACGCTTATGCCGCCTTCCTGTCGCTGGGGGTCAACCTGCAGCAGCTGGCGGAGATCATGTCAGGGACTTTTCAGGCGTCCGCTGGACGCCGGGTGAGGGGTGAGCTTGATTCGGTGGCGTAGTCGGGCGATAATCTGTTCGTTGAAGTGGAGTAATGCTTGGTGCTGGGGTGAGGTGGGGTATGTAAAACCTCTTGCCATTGTGGGATGTGCTGCGTTTCCTTGTGCAATTATTGGCCGCCTTCGGGCGGCTCTTTTTTTGTCCACTTTCAACCGCTGATGATTTGGGCATATAATCTTGACCAAACCTGACAAAGTATTTGCTCTATGCCGACACTTGAAGAATTGCAAGCCGAACTCACGAAGGTCAACGCCGCCTATGAGGCTGCGCTGGGCGGGTCTGAGTACGAGATCGAGAGCGGCGACAGCCGTCGCAAGCTCAAGCGCCAGTCGCTGACCGCTCTGGTCAATCGCAAGGCCGAGCTCGAGCGTTCGATCGCTCGCCTGTCCGGCAATGGCGTGAGCCACGGCGTGGGGACTTGGTGATGACCACTTACGCCCGCATGCCTGATGGGTTGATCCTGCCGGAGGAGCTGGCTCGCCAGCAGATTTCCTCCATGCTCGGTGCCTGGCCTGTGGGCAACCCCGGCTCCTACCGCACCGCATCTGCGCTCAACAAAAACACCGCCTTTTGGCACACCTCTGGCGGTTCTGCCGATGCTGACACCCTGGCCGATCTGCCGACCCTGCGACGCCAGTCTCGGGATCTGATCCGCAACGAGGCTCTGCCGGCTGGCGCCATCGACACCATGGTGCTGGGGGTAGTCGGGCAGGGCATCGTCCCTCAGTCACGCATCGACGCGACTGCCCTGGGGATCTCCGACGAGCAGGCGACCGCCTGGTCCCGCATGGCCGAGCGGATCTTCAACCACATCGCCAACAAGCCGACCTTCGACGCCGAGGGCCGGTGCAACTTCTGGGCGATGCAGCGCCTGGTGTACCGGTCCCGTCTGGAGAGCGGCGACGTGCTTGCCTTGCGCCGGTACCTCCCGCGCGCCGGCAAGGCGCTGGGGGTTGCCGTTCAGGTGATCGAGGCCGACCGCCTGGCCACCCCGCTCGACAAGATGCAGAACCAGCTGATCCGGGAAGGCGTCGAGGTAGACGCTGACGGGTTCCCGGTGGCCTTCCACTGCATGAAGGAGCACCCGGGCGACAAACCGATCATTACCGATGCCACGCGGTTTACCCGTATCCCTGCTTACGACGGGAAGGGCGACCCGCTTGCCCTGCTGGTGATGTCCCGCCTGCGCCCTGGCCAGACTCGCGGCGTGCCGCACCTGGCCCCGGTGATCGAGATGTTCAAGCAGCTCTCCCGCTACAGCGAAGCCGAGATCACCGCGGCGGTGACCTCTGCCATGTTGGCGATCTTCGTGAAGTCGCCGGCTCCGACTAGCCCGCTTGCGGGCGGTGCCACTATCCCCGGCATGGTTGGCGGCATGCAGATCACCCCCAAGGGCAACAGTATCACCAAGATGCAGAGCGGGATGATTGTTGACCTGGCCCCCGGCGAGGAGATCCAGGTTGCCTCTGCCACTCGGCCGAATACTGCCTTTGAGAAATTCTGTGACGCGGTGCTGTCCTACGTCGGCACCGCGCTGGGCGTACCGCGCGAGGTGCTCACCAAGTCCTACAACACCAGCTATTCAGCCGCCCGCGCTGCGGTGCAGGACGCTTTCCGCAAGTACCTGGTAGAGCGCGACGACCTGAACTGCGCCTTCAACCAGCCGGTGTGGAACTGGGTTCTGGACGAGGCGGTGGCCCGCGGCATGCTCGAAGCCCCAGGCTACTGGGAAGATCCGATGATCCGCGACGCCTACCAGAGCGCGGTGTGGGTCGGCCCGGTAATGATGTCCCTGGACCCACTGAAGGACGCCAACGCAGCCGAGAAGTGGCTGTCCCTGGGTATCAAGGCCAAGCAGGACGTATGCGCCGAACAGGCGACCGACTACGACACCACACTCACCCAGCGCGCGAAGGAGAAGAAGGCCGAGGAGGCTGCTGGCCTGCTGGTACTGCCTGCCGCTGCTGCGCCGGCCAACAACAACGGAGGCGACAATGCCCAAGGCGCTTGATGCCATACTGGCAATGCCATGGGCCATCCAAGACGGATGGCTCGAAATTATCGCATCGATTGCCGAGCGCGAGAGCGAGTACTCTGGCAACCTGGAGGCGCTGGAGAAGAAGCTGGGCCGACCGCTGGCCAACACCTATGAGGTGACGGTGCGCGACGGGATCGCCACCATTCCTGTCTCCGGCCCGCTTTTCCGCCATGCGTCGCTGTTCACCATGATCAGCGGGGCGACCTCTTACGACCTGCTGGCCCGCGATTTCACGGCGGCGCTGGAGGATCCCACTATCCGTGGGATCGTGCTGCTCATCGACTCGCCCGGCGGTGAGGTGAACGGCGCCAGCGACCTTGCGCAGATGATCCGGGCCGCCCGCGGCGTCAAGCCTATCGTGGCCTTTGCTGGCGGCAGCATGGCCTCAGCTGCCTACTGGATCGGCTCTGCGGCCGATCGCTTGGTGGCGTCCAATACCGCGATGATCGGCTCTATCGGCGCTCAGATGGGGATGACCGTGCGCGAGCCTCGCGCCGGCGAAAAGTCATATCGCTTCGTGTCTTCCCAGTCGCCAAACAAGAACGCCAGCCCGGAAACCGAGGCGGGCGCCGCGCAGGCGCAGGCAATCGTGGACGACATCGCGAAGGTATTCATCGAGACGGTTGCTGGTAATCGCGGCATAACTTCCGAAAAGGTGTTAGAGAATTATGGGCAAGGAGCTGTATTCCTTGCTGAAAAGGCCATGGCCAATGGTATGATTGATGCTGTTGGTACTTACGAAGGCGTCCTTGCGTCACTGAAAGAGGATAACAACGCTATGGATTACAAGAGTCTGACCGCCGAAGCTCTGGCGGGACACCGGCCCGATCTGGTCAAAGCTATCGGCGATCAGGCTGTGGCCTCCATCGATAAGCCGAACCTGGATGATATTCGTGCTGCAGCTGCTGCTGCCGAGCGCGATCGCCTGTCCGCTATCGAGGGGCAGCTGGTCCCTGGCGCCGAAGCGATCATCGCCGAAGCCAAGCTCGACCCTAAGGCTACCGCTGAGAGCACTGCTCTCAAGGTGCTGGCTCACCTGCGCGCCAACCCTGGTGCTCTGGTCCAAAAGCCGGCGACCACCGCGATGGACGAGATCAAGAAAACCGAGGCCGAACTGGACGCGCCGGATCCTGCCGCTGGCAAGGACAAGGCCGACCCGCTCGACGAGATCATGGCGAACGCCGCGAAAGCCGGCATCGCTGCTGCTCAAACCAAGTAAACGGAGGGCCATATGGCTGCCAATACTGTAAATCACTACCCGGATTATGGCACCGTGGGCACCTTCGTCCCGGACAACCTGCTGGCCGGCGATTTCCCGCTCAAGACCAAGACCATCACCCTCAAGGTGGGCACCGCCTATACTCGGGGGATGGTGCTGGAAGAAGGCGTCAGCGCTGACGTGGGCAAGTTCCTGCTGGTTACCACCAATGCCAATGCCAAATACATCCTGCTCGAGGATATGGACGCCACCTCTGCCGATAAAAAGGCCACTGTGGCGATCACCGGCGAGTTCAACAGCAATGCCCTGACCCTGGGTTCCGGTGCCACCAAGGCCGGCATCACCAAGGCGCTCGAGCCGCTGTCCATTTTTGTGCGCGACGCTGTCGCCTAATTGGGGGATTTTTTGATGGATGTGCAAAGCCTTTACGGCACCTATGCCCTGAACGGTCTGGTGCAGCGGATCCGGCCCGCGCCGGCATTCTTCCTGACCTTCTTCCCGTCGGTCATCGAACACCAGACGGAGGAGGTTTACTTCGATGTGGCAGAGGACAAGCCTCGCCTTGCCCCGTTCGTGCATCCGCTGCGCGAAGGCAAGTTGATCGAGTCTCTTGGCTACTCCACCAAGAACGTCAAACCGGCGTACATCAAGGACAAGCGCGTCCACGACACCACCAAGCCGCTCAAGCGTATGGCAGGCGAGGGGTTCGGCGGCGTTCTTTCCAACGAAGCGCGCCTGCATGCTCTGCTGGTGCAAGACCTGGCCGACCAGCAAAAGATGCTGCAGCGCCGTCTGGAAGTGATGGCCGCCGAGGCGGTGATCTGGGGCAAGGTGACCGTTACTGGTGACGGTTTCGACTCCATCGTCGTCACTTTCGGTCGTGACGCCGCTCTGGACGTCGTACTGTCCGGCGCCGAGAAGTGGGACTCTGCTACTGTCCCAGACATCGGCTCCCAGCTCGAAACCTGGGACCAGCTGCTGCTGGACAAGTCCGGCTTCGGCACCAGCCATGTGATCATGGATTCCAAGGCCTGGAAGCTGATGCGCAAGGACGAGAAGCTGATGAAGCTGCTCGACATCCGCCGCGGCGCTGACACCGTTGGTGTGAACATCGCGCCGATGCTGTCGGTCGAGGGTGTGTCCTACAAGGGCATGTATGGCGAGTTCCCGATCTTCGTCTACTCCCACAGCTACGTCGATCCCGTCGACGGCCAGACCAAGCAGGTCATGCCTGACAACACCGTTGTCCTGGTGAGCGGTTCCGCGCTGGAAGGCGTGCGCCACTTCGGCGCCATCAAGGATCTGGATGCAGGCCTCCAGCCCATGGAGTCCTTCACCAAGTCATGGACCGTGCCGGATCCGTCTGCTCGCTTCCTGCTGATGCAGTCTGCTCCGATCACCGCCCCGCACCGTCCGAATGCGTCCATGCGCATTAAGGTGGCGTGATATGGCTGACACCACCATCCGCGCTCTGAATTCCATCATGCGTGATGGAAATCGCTATGGCCCCGGCGCTCCTGCCGGGGACATCCTTACCCTTCCTGCCGACGAGGCCCAGGTGCTCATTGCTGGTGGCTGGGCGGAGGACGCTCCTGCTGAGAAGAAGGAGACGAAGAAGGAGCGGGAAGCCCGCGAGAAGGCGGAAGCCGAGGCTGCTGCTGGCAACGGCGGTGCCTGATGGCAGTCGAGTCGGCTGCTGAACTGGAGGGCTTCTTCAACCCGAGTGAGTTCGGGGAGGAAGCCCTTCTCATTACCGGCACCGGGTCATTCCCGGTGACCGGTATTCCCGATTCCTTTGCCGAGGATGATCGCCTCGGTGCTACCAGCAACTCAGGCCGATCTTCGTTCCTGGCCGGCGCTGCTGACTTTTCGATGACTGAGCTGCAATTCCAATTGCCCTGGCACTCGGTTTTTGCCGCGGGGGTAGTTGCCGACGATTCGCTGCAGATCATCACTGGAACTTATGCGGGCCTGTACCGCATCAAAGAGGTGAAGCGTGACGGCGAGCAGTGTCGCCTCATGCTCAACAAGACATGAGCAGCTATCGTGACGCCATCAATCAGGCCGTAAAGGCACAACTCACCGGCAAGACCATCGCCGGTGATCGCATTTTCACATCTCTCGATCGCCCCCTGAACCCTGCCACTGACCTTCCTGCCGTCATGGTCTACACGACTACCAGCCGCCGCGGCCGCGATGATCTTGGCAATGGCCTGATCCCGCGACTGGTGACCGTTATCATCGAGGCGGCAGTGCTTGCCGGCCCTGGGCTCGAGATCGGGGCTGCCGAGGGGTTTGCTGACCAGATCGAAACCGCCATCGAGGCCGATCGATCCCTTGGCTTGGTGGTCAACGACTGCCAGTGGCAGCAGGCAGCTACCGATGCGACTAGCCACGGTTCCGTCACCATGGGTGCGGCGATTGTGCAGTACGAGGTGGAGATCTTCACGAACGTCAAGGCAGACGGCGCCTATGAGCCTGGCGATGATGGCTTCACCACCCCACCGACCGAAATTCAGGTGGGGCCTCTGCCGGTTGCCGTGCCCCCCGAGTGGTCCGGCGAACTGAACGAGGAAGAGTTCTTCCAGACCACCAACCCCCCGCTGGCCCCAAACCCTGATACCGCCTGCGGCCCGGAAGGCTGCGACATCCCGGCATGGCGCGGGGAGCGTGAGCGATGAGCGCGCGGGAGGATGGATCATCTGCCCTGGCTCTCCCGGATCTGGAGCGCCGCACCGCCAATATGATCCGCTTCGGTACGATCGCCGAGGTAAAGTTGTCCAATCCGCCCCGGGTCAAGGTCAAGTCCGGCAACATCACTACACGCTGGCTACCATGGGCTGTTGGCCGGGCTAGCACTGGCAAACGCGACTGGTCTGCTCCGGAGGTAGGCGAGCAGGCACTGCTGCTGTGCGCTTCTGGCGACATGCGCCAGGCCCTGGTCATTCCCGGCATCTATCAGAGCTCCTTTCCGGCCCCAAGCGACAACGCCAACTTGGACCTCACCGAATACGGCGACGGGACCAAGATTTCGTATGACCGGGAGGCACATGAGCTGGTGGCGGATCTTGGCGCGTGCAAGATCACCGCCAACCACGACAAGATAGAGCTGTCTATTGGTGGCGCCAAGCTGACGATGACCTCTGCCGGCAGCGTATTCGACGGACCGGTCACCTTCAACGACCCGATCACCTACAAGGGCGGGATGACCGGTTCTGGTGGGTCTGGTGCCAACATCACTGGCGACTTCAAAGCCAGTGGCGGGGTATTCACCCACAACGGCAAGAACGTCGGCGAGACCCATAAGCACAACGGCGTCCAGACCGGCGGCGGCAACACCGGCAATCCAATCTAAGGGGGCATCATGAGCTTCTCTGGCACCAACGCCAACACCGGAAAGCCGCTCGATGGGGCGGCTCACCTCAAGCAATCGATCCGAGACATCCTGACCACCAGGATCGGCACGCGGGTAATGCGTCGCGAGTATGGATCTCGCCTTCCGGAGCTGGTCGACAACCCGATGGGCGAACTGCTGGAAATGGAGCTGATTGCCGCTACTGCCGAGGCGCTGGAGCGCTGGGAGCCGCGCTTCTTGTTCGATCGCTGTTATGTGCATGGCCTATCTGATAACGGAAGTATCGTGATAGACTTGGAAGGTCGGGTGCTCGTAAATGACGAGCCCCTCCGTATTGAAGGGATCGAGATCCGATAATATGCCTGTTTACAGTGCTATTGATTTATCACAGCTTCCTGAGCCTGCCGTGGTTGAAAATCTCGACTACGAGCAGATTTTCGCCCAGATGTTGGCCGATCTGCAGGCTCGCGATCCGGTGTTCACTGCGCTGGTGGAGAGTGACACCGCCTACAAGGTACTGGAGGTTGCGGCCTATCGTGAGCTCCTTATTCGCCGTCGCGTCAACGATGCGGCACTGGCAGTCATGCTGGCCTACGCCCAAAAATCTGACCTTGATCAGATCGGCGCAAACTACAACGTTGCCCGCCTGGTGCTGGACCCTGGCGACCCTGGCGCCACGCCTCCGATCGATCCTACCTATGAGTTGGATGATGACTACCGTCGCCGAATCCAGCTCTCATTTGATGGTTATACCACTGCTGGCAGTTCCGCCTCGTACCTATTTCACGGACTCTCAGCGGCGCCAGACGTGAAGGATGTGCAGCCGGTTAGCCCCACCCCAGGAGTGGTTGTGGTCTACGTGCTTTCTCGCTCCGGGAATGGCGCTGCCTCACCGCAGCTGGTGGCAGAAGTGAGCGCCGCTCTGAACGCCGAAAATGTGCGGCCGATGACCGATCAGGTTGCCGTGCAAACGGCCACGATCGTCAACTACGCCATCACTGCCCAGCTGGTGATCTACCCAGGCCCGGATTCCACGGTAGTCCGCCAGGCCGCGCTTGATGCGGTCACCGCCTATGCCGACAGCCAGCACCGTTTGGGTTACGACGTGACCCTCTCTGGCATTTATCACGCCCTCCACCAGAGCGGCGTGCAGAACGTGGTCCTGACCTCCCCCACTGCCAACCTGTTGATCGGCGACGGCGAGGCCAGCTATTGCACAGCGATCACGCTTACGGTAGCGGGGGCGACCGATGTCTGATGACTTGCTGCCTGCCAATGCCACGCCTGCGGAGCGGGCGCTGTCGGTCACGATCTCCCGTGCTGCTTCTGTCCCAGTCCCTCTGCGAGACCTCTGGGATCCAGATAACTGCCCCATTGCCATCCTGCCTTGGCTTGCCTGGGCATTTTCTGTTGACGACTGGAGCTCTGATTGGTCCGAGCAACAGCAGCGGGCAGCCGTGAAGGAGTCCTATGCTGTTCATCGATACAAGGGGACGATCGGCAGCGTGAAGGACGCACTGAATGCGCTTGGGCTAGGTGTCCAGGTGCAGGAGTGGTTCAACATGATCCCGGCCGGTGCTCCATACACCTATCGGCTGCTGCTCGAGGTGAACCAGTACGGCGTGAGCCTGGTGCAGCTGCAGAAGATCCAAAACGTGGTGGAGAACGCCAAGAACCTGCGATCGCACATGACCGATCTAGCGCTGACAGTGAAAGCAAAATCAGAGGTCTATGTGGGGGCGGTTTCACTGTCCGGGCACAATATATCGTTTTCCGCGCCTGCCGGTGCTCTGCTTATTGATGGGTCATGGATCCTTGATGGCAGTGAGCAGCTAAACGGATTGAAGAACATTACTGGAGTATGACATGTCTGATTTTGATGGAAACCTTACACCTGCCGGCAGCTGGGAAGACGTTCCCCAGCTGAGTGTATTGGCTGTCGCGCTTGGAGGTGCTGGTGGACCTATGAACGCACAGGCTGTAGCCCTGACTGCGCGCACCGAGAAGCTGAAAACGGATATGGCCAGCTTAACTGATAAGGTTGGCGGGGCACTCTATGCTGCCATCCGTGCGTATAACGGCACCGCAGATCGCATCTACTGTCTCGGCCGTACTTCCATGTTCGACGGTGCGCACGGCTGGTTCAAGCGCATCGCAACATCCAAGGCCGACAATGATGGCGTCTATCTTGTGGACGCTCAGGGGCGTACCTGGGAGCGTGAAAACAACGAGGTGGTGAACCCGGTCTGGTTCGGGGCGCTCCCGCTGGGCGGCGGAGATTCACTTCCTGCACTGACGGCGGCAACCAATTTCGCGCGCACAAGGGGAGGCCTTGTCCCGCCCATCATCCGTGTGCCTGGTGGCAACTACACCATTAACGGCATGTGGGAGATCTTCGATTTCGCGCTGGCTACCATAATTTTTGACGGGTGCCATTTTAGCGGCGTGTCATCAGCTGCACTGGATGCCGTTGTGCGCATCAACAACGCCAGCAACCTGAAAATCGTTGGTGGCGCTACGGTAAGCGCCAACTACTTGGCCAACTACGCTTCCGCATTCGCGGTAATCGCGTCACCTGGTGGACTTATCAAACCCGACACAGGCATCGTATCCCATGTGGATGTTTTCGGTGTCACAGCAAAGGAAGCGAAAGTCGGTTTCAAGAACGGCAGAAAAGACCTAGATGCCCAGATCGCAGAACTGCAGTACCACGGATGTGAAACAATAGCCTGCCCTGTGTCCGTCTACAACGGTGGATCGCAGACTGGTGCGACCTACGTTGGCTGCACCCTGGCCTCCGCACCTGGCACATTTGCGTTGACGTCCAGGTTCCGCGTATTTGATATGGATGGCGGCCTTGTGCAAATGGTTGGTGGTGAGCTTATCAACTCTGGCGTTCCAGTTGGTACTTCTGACCACTTTGGCATTGAGTTTAAGCCTGCGCAAAGCGCTGCATACGGCAACCCGTTCGGAACACTAAAATTAAGTGGCGTTCACATAGAGCTGACATCACCGCTTCTCTCTGTTGGGTCTGGCGCTACACCCGGATCGCTAAAATCAGTTGACGCAAATGTAAGCATAAGCAACTGCGGCGGCTTCGTTGAACAGGCGGACGGGCAGGCTTTTGCGTCAATTTTTGAACCGAGTTTTGCTGGTAAAATATCGATAGATGGGAACTGCAATTTCTATACAACCCAAACAAGAACCGGTCACAATGTAGACGCAAGCGCTGCCCCATCCTGCAAAATAGAAATTGGTCGCACCGCATTTGGGGCCGGTTTTAAGGACTGGATGGGCGGCTGTGTTGGCGGGATTCTATACCACCCCTTACTCCCTGTGGCTGTCGCTACCGGAACCGGCCAATCATTCCCTGCTGGCACCGCCACCATTGTCAAACTGGAAGCACTGTCTGGGTCATCGGGAATGTCCAGGTACGGCGTATATTCCTCGGCTACTGGCGAGATAACTATTCCCAAGGGGTGCCGAAACCTGAATATCAGGTTTTACGCGCAGGGTCTCGGTTTTACTGGTGACATATTCGTGCGCAAGAATGGCTCTGGCGTTGCGCAATTAGGCGCTGTAGGCTCAACTGGTGTAATTAATCTTGACTTCAACGAAGTCGCGCCTACCAATGGCGATAAGTACACCCTGATTATGCAGCCTACAACTGGCCCGATCACGCTGGCCGGTGCCAAGATGATTGTCTGCATGGAGTTCTGACCATGGCATATAAAGTAATTCATACCTCGCTTGGGCTTGCTCTGCTTGCTCAGGCAAAGGCTACCGGGACGCCTATCAACCTTACTGAGGTAGCAGTGGGCGATGGCAATGGTAACCCGGTAACGCCGAGTGAAGGACAGACCAACCTAGTGCGGGAGCGGTTCCGCACCCAGGTGAATACTGTCTACCAGAGCCAAGACAACCCGACCATGTACATCGTTGAGGCTATTATCCCGGCCTCCACCGGTGGCTTCGTCATGCGCGAGGTGGGCGTTTTCGATGCGAACGGCAACCTGTTCGTTGTCGGCAATCTTCCTGACACCACCAAGCCGACAGACGGCGATGGCGCGTTTTCTGATACCGTGATCCAGATCCCGTTCGTGGTGAACAACGCGGCGGAAATCACGCTGATGGTTGACCCCAACGTGGTGGTTTCCACCCGCCAGTGGATCCTGAACACCATCACCGTCTGTCACCTGCTTCCTGGTGGTACCACTGGCCAGATCCTGACCAAGAAGTCGAACGCATGCGGTGATGCCGAATGGAAAGACCCCACCGATGTGAATGTCACAGTTTCCAGCATCGAGGAAACCCAGACGCTGGCAGCCTCGCAGACCGTGGTCGACTGGGCTTTAGTCAACAACACCGGGCTGGCCGTCTACATTGAGGGCGTGCGCCTACGCGCTGACCAGTGGACCAAGCACCCGACCATCAATACCAGGATAACGTTGGCGACCACCTACCCAGTAGGCACCAAGATCGTGGGCACCCAGAACGAGCCAGCAGGCACCCTGCCTGACCCGCTGGTGAAGGGTCAGAACTTGGCAGACGTGCCTGACAAGGCAATTGGCCGGACGAACCTTGATGTATTCAGCAAGAACGAAACCAGGCAGATGGCGCCTGCCGGTCTGGTGGCTGGCTTCGCTCGTACCACCGCGCCTTCTGGGTGGTTAAAGTGCAATGGTGCAGCGGTGAACCGCGTCGCCTATTCCGATCTGTTCGCGGCAATAGGAACCATCTACGGCGCCGGAGACGGCTTCAACACCTTCAACTTGCCTGATTTTCGCGGCGAGTTCCCGCGTTTCCTGGATGATGGGCGTGGGGTGGACGCTGGGCGCGTGCTCGGCTCTTGGCAGGCGGATATGATCAAGTCGCATGAACATGACCTTCCGACCGAAACTGCGATCGCTGGCAATCGCGCTGTTTTGAAGGACGCCGGTTTTAACATCAGCACTCCGAACAACTCTGCGCCAACCACCGGCTATCGCGCTTATACCTACGAGACCGGCGGCGTGGAAAACAGGCCGCGCAACGTGGTCCTGCTGGCCTGCATCAAGTTCTAAGGGGGAGACGTGAGCGAAACAAAACCTTGCTACCAGTTCAACCACGCAGGCCTGCTGCTTGGCGAGACAGTCGCCGATCAATCTCCGCTCGAGCCTGGCGTGTTCCTGCTGCCGGCCGGCTGCACATTCACATCACCTCCTGCCGAAGTGCCTGATGGGAAGTGGCCGCGCTGGAACGGCCATGTCTGGGATCTGGTGACCAAGCCGGTACCTGCCAGTGACAACACTGATCCTGTCGCCAAGCTGCAGGCGTTCCTGGCCGCCAACCCCGACGTTGCGGCTATCATCAACGATGGAGGCGCCAATGTATGAGTCGAGTCCTAGACCTTTGGGCCGGCATGACCGGCACTGTTCTGCCCTTTGCTGGCGCTTCTGCGCCGACTGACTGGCTGCTCTGCTACGGGCAGGCCGTCAGCCGGACTACTTACGCCAACCTGTTTGCCGTCATCGGCACCACCTACGGGGCTGGGGATGGGTCCACCACCTTCAACGTCCCAGATCTGCGCGGGCGGGTGGCTGCCGGCAAAGAGAACATGGGAGGCACTGCTGCTAACCGGCTGCAGGTATCCACCACGATCACAACGACGGCCGGCAGCGCGACGGCCACTGTGGCCTCTGCCGCGGGACTGGCGGAAGGGATGGCGGTTAACGCCAGCACAGTCCCTGCTGGCGTGACGATCTCGGCGATCAGCGGAACCACCATTACGCTTTCGACCGGAACCGGAGTCACAGCCGGTACCGCTACGGCTGCCCGCTTCTCCCCGATCGGGGATCCGCAATCTCTGGGCCAGACTGGCGGCGCTCAGACACACACCCTGACCACGCCGCAGATGCCAAGTCACAACCACTCCCTCGGTGGCAGCTACAACACCAACCGGGCAACTAGTTCTGGCGGCAGTGAAGCTATTCTGTCTCAGCTTACTGCGACTAACACAAGCAGTACTGGAGGCGGGCAGGCGCACCCCAACGTTCAACCGACTATCGTTCTGAACTCAATCATCAAGACGTAAAATAATAGCCCGCATCAAAACGGATGCGGGCTTTGCTTTGCGGCGATATACTACTGATCGCATAGTGTCAAACTATTATCGAGGACAATGAAATGCCCGAGACTTTTCTGCACGGCGTCGAGGTAGTCGAGATTAACGACGGCCCGCGCCCGATTCAAACCGTCCGGTCCGGTATTATCGGGGTTTGCGGTACGGCCCCCGACTCCCAGCAGGAAGTCAAGGCCACGCTGCTGACTGGTGCTGTCGGATCCAACAATGCACAGACCTGGACCTCCAAGCTTGCAGGCGCGCTGGGCAACCAGATCTCCCTCAAGCTGGTTGACCCCAAGGCCAACAACGCCGCTCTGTCGATCTCCGTATCGAACCGCGACATCACGGTTAAGCTGGCCACCGGCTCTACCGGCGCGATCACCACCACGGCAACCGCCCTGGCTACCGCTATCGCCGCTCACGACGATGCCAAAGAGCTGGTGACCGTTGCCAACACTGGCGCATCCACTGGCGCTGGCGTGCTTGCTGCCCTGCGGATGACCTACCTCGCCGGCGGTATCGACGAGGCGTTCCCGCTGAACACTCCGGTTCTGGTGGCTGGCAACCAGGCCCAGGCTGCTCTGCTCGGCGCTGCCGGCACGTTGCCCAAAGCCATGAACGGGATCTTCGACCAGACTGGCGCTGTGGTAATCGTGGTGCGAGTGGAAGAAGGAAACACCGAATCCGCCACCATCACCAACATCATCGGCGGGGTGGACTCCGGCACCGGCAAGTACACGGGTGTTTACGCCTTCCTGGGCGCCGAGTCCGTCGTCGGCTTCTGCCCGCGAATCCTGTGCGCCCCCGGTTGGACCCATCAGCGCACCACTACCGCCAACAGCGTCGTGGCGGAGCTGGTAGGTATCGCCGAACGGCTGCGCGCTGTGATCATCGCGGATGGCCCGAATTCCTCCGACGCGGCAGCTATCACCTACCGTGGCGACTGGGGCAGCAAGCGGGTGTACGTGGTCGATCCGTGGGTGCAGGTGCGCAACGACTCCGGCGACATCACCAACGAGCCGGCTTCCGCCCGCGTGGCAGGACTGATCGCCAAGATCGACAACACGCTCGGATTCTGGTGGTCTCCGTCCAACCAGGCGATCAACGGCATCGTGGGCACGTCCCGCCCTGTCGACTTCACCTTGGGGGATGCCAACTCCCGTGCCAACCTGCTGAACGAGCAGGAAGTGGCTACCATCATCCGTCAGAATGGTTTCCTGCTGTGGGGTAACCGGACCTGCTCTGACGATCCAAAGTGGGCGTTCCTGTCGGTCGTGCGTACCGCCGACATGATCAATGATTCGATCCTGCGCGCGCACATGTGGGCGGTGGACCGCAATATCACCCGTACCTACCTGGACGACGTGACCCAGGGGGTGAACGATTACCTGGCCTCTCTGCAGGCGCAGGGCGCGATCCTGGGTGGTGTCTGCTACCCGACTCCGGACCTGAACACCCCGGCCAACATTGCGCAGGGCAAGGTGTTCTTCGACTTCGACTTCACCCCGCCGTACCCGGCCGAGCACGTCACCTTCCGCTCGAAACTGGTGAACACTTACATCGAAGAGATCCTCTGACGCACATTTTCAAACCAACTGAAAGGCCCTCATCAGAGGGCCTTTTTATTTCAGCCATTCCATGCATTCAGTCAGAATCATTCTATTATGCTTCTCCATGTTCATGGCTGCTGGAATAACCTGCAGATTTCCAGCCACATGAAGGCCAGACGCTTTCTTTCCCAGCAGCGGAATCATATGATCAACATGCCATTTGATGCCGGTGGCATCACCTCGCTCTGAGGCCAACGTAAGCGCCTCACAAAATACGAATTCATCAAGCTCTCCATGCCATAATGGAGTGCGCGATTTTTTATTTATCTTCCGGCGGCGGGCTCCGACTTTTCCTGGCTCTGGATTTTTAGCATAGCGCTTGCGTCCGTCCTGTCTGCTTGCATTTACATCTACCCAGTATCTAGCCTTGTTTCGTGCTCGCGCTTTATCCAGGTTGTTTGCATACCATTCAGCAGCCCTGGCTCGCTCCCTCTCCCTATTCTTTGCGCAGTTCATCCTATTCCGCTCTTTGTTATGCTCGTGCTTGTAATAGTAGATAAGCCGGTGGCATTCGACGCATGTGGCATTATTGGTAAATCTTTCCGCCACATGGCCTTTCTTGCATGGCTTTCCAGTGAAGTATCTTGGCGCCCCTGCTGCAAAGGCTGACGATCTATTTGCGTGCATAAATTCATCTACGCTGATGGTTTTTTGACATCGTACCGAATGTTTTGACTATGGCGCAAGCGTGATATGCTTACTTGGTGTGCACACTCAAATCGAGGTAAAAGAATATGCTCCCGAGAGTATTGAAGGGCTGGGCGGTCTACATCGACGGCCGCGGCTACATTGGACGAGCCGAAACTGCTAAGCTGCCGGATCTCAACGTACAGACCGACGAATATCGCGGCTCCGGTATGGATGCCGCCGTCGATCTGGATATGGGCATGGAAAAGCTCGACGGCACTTTCACCCTGGCGGATTACGACCCCGAGGTGATCAAGCTGTTCGGCCTGTTCTCGGCCAACACTCAGATCGTGCTGCGCGGCGCTATCCAGCGCCAGGGCGAGCAGGCGGTGCCGGTCGAGGTGCGCATGCAGGGCGGGGTTAAGAGCCTTGCCCGCGGTGACTGGCAGCAGGGCCAGCGCTCCTCGATCGATGTTGGCTACAACGCCAACCGCTATTCCGAGAAGATCGCCGGCGAAACCGTCGTCGATATCGACATCATCAACATGAAGCGCGTGATCGGCGGTGTGGACCAACTGCAGTCCATGCGCTCCGCTCTCGGCGCTTGATAGGAGAATACCGTGTCCGAAGCACTCAACCTGACCGTAAAACTGCTCAAGCCCGTCTCCCTGGACGGACAGGAGTTCGCCGAGCTGACCCTGCGCGAGCTGACCGTGGACGAGATCATCGCCCATGAGAAATCGCATGGCCCCAAAGTTCCCTCCGAGAACGACAAGCATTTTTTCGCTCTGTCCTGCGGGGTGCCGCCGGAGCTGATAGGTAAGCTCGGCAGCCGCGACTGGCAGCGCCTCAAGCAGCGCCACTGGGACGCCTTGGGAAACGTCGGGATGTCGGAGTCAGAACCTGCCGAATAATGGTGGATGCCCTGGTGGCCCTTGGGTACCCGCCGGACTGGCTCCTGCGCCAGACCTACTCCGAGCTGGTGGAGTGGTCCAAGGTTGCGATTGACCGCTCAACCAGCGAAAATTGAAAGGGGCCGAGCGCCCCTTTTTTCATAGGTGATTGCCGATGTCCGAAGCAAAATCACAAGTCCAGGTGTCGATCACTGCGCAGCTTGGGCAGCAATTTACTCAAGCATTCCAGTCAGCCGACAAGCGGATGCAGGCGCTGGGCAAGACCGCTACTGATCTCAACAAGAAGATCGGCGATGTTCAGGCTTACCGCCGCCAGCAAAATGCCCTGAAAGACTCCGCCAACCAGCTGACCCAGGCCAAGGCGAAGGTTGCCGCGCTGCGCAAGGAGATCTCCGCGTCGGAGGCCCCAACCCGCAAGCAGGCTTCTGCTCTGGCGGCTGCCGAAAGGCAGGCCACACGGGCTGCCTCTGCCTACCAGCAGGCCCGCACCAAGCTGGCGGACATGGGGCGCGAGCTGCAGCGCAACGGCGTCAACGTCGCCAACCTGTCGAAGGAATACAAAGGACTCCAGACGCAGGTAACGAGAGCCAATGCCGCGCAGACCAAGGCAGAGACATCACTGCGGCGCCAGCAGGCGATCGTCCGGGGGATGGCTACCTCCTGGAGCGGGATCAGCAAGGCTGCCATCGGGGTGACCGCCGCGGGCGCTGTGCTGGCCCAGCCCACCAAGAAGGCGCTGTCCTACGAGGAGCAGCTGGCCTATGCCACCGACACGGCTGGCGCTGGCAAGAGCTCCAAGGACAAGGCGGCGCTGCAGAAGCAGCTCTCCGACGCAGTGGACAACGCCCGTCGCTACTCTGGCGGCTCCTCGCGCGAGGACGTGATGTCCGCGCTATCCACCATGATCGCCTCGGGCAAATTCTCCGATCAGGAGGCGATGTCCCTGCTGCCGATCGTGGCGCGCACAGCCTTCGCTGGTAACGCCAACTCTGAGGACATCGCCAAGACGGCGATCGCCATGAAGTCGTTCGGGATCCGCGACCTTGGCGGCGAGTTCGACAAGATGCTGCGCGCTGGCCAGCTCGGTAACTTCGAGCTCAAGGACATGGCGCGGTACCTACCCAACCAGCTCGCGATGGCCAGGGCTGCCGGTTACTCCGGCTCGCAGGGGATCACGGATCTCCTGGCGATGAACCAGGTGGCGATGCGCACCGCTGGCACCCAGGACGAGGCTGGCAACAACGTCGTTAACCTGCTGCAGAAGTTCTCATCCCGCGAGTTCTCCGACTCGATCGCCAAGAATATCTCCGTGCGCTACGGGGATCCGTCTACCCGGGACAAGAAGGGAAAGCGCAGCTTTGACTGGGCCGGTTACATGATGGCCCAGCGCGAGAAGGGGGTGGGGGCCATCGAAGCCTTTGCCACGCTGCTCGACCGCCAGATGGCCGGCAACAAGGACTATCAGAAGCTCCAGAAGCGGATCTCTGGGGCCTCCTCCAACGAGGAGCGGCAGCAGATGCTCTCCTCCATGGCGAACATCGCCGAGGGCAGCCAGATCGGCCAGATCATCGCTGACCGTCAGGCGCTGATGGCAGCCTTGGCGTCGCTCTACGGCCGTAAGGAAATGGGGGATCTGAAAACCGGCATGGCTGGTGCTGGTGGCTCGGTCAACCAATCCTATGACTACCTGAGCCGCCAGAATTTCGCCCAGTCCAAGATCCTGGGCGGTAACGTCGATCGCGCCAACGAGCAGGCTTACAACTCGGTATCCGGTCCGCTGGGTACCGTAATCGAGAAGCTCAACGAGGCGGCGACCGAGTTCCCGAAATTGACCACTGCCGCCTACGGCGCGGCCGCTGCACTCTCTGCGGTGGCGGCTGCTGGGATCGGTATGGGGGCCTTCGACCTGCTCAAGAAACGCGGGGCAGGGGCCGCTGCTGGCACTGCTGCCGGTGCTGCTGCTGGGGCTGCTGTACGCGGCGGCGCCTGGCGGGCTGGGCTGGGCCGCCTGGGGATGTATGGCGCTGCGGCATGGGGTGGTTTGCAGGCTGCCGAGTGGGCTGGTCTGCCCAACGTCGACGAGGCGAAGGGCAAGGAGGCACTGGCCAAGGGCGACATGCTCGGGGCGTCCCTCTACCTGCCGGCAACCGACTTCCTCAAGGCTGCCTGGGACAAGCTGACCGAGAATAATGCGGAGGCTGAGAAAGCTGCGCAGTCTGCGGCGGAGGCCGCCAAGGCTGCCCAGAGCCGCCCCAACATCGCGTACAGCCCGACGTACCAATTCACTTACCAGGGCGTTGGCGCGCCGAATGATGCGCTGGCGGCCCGTGCCGAGTTCGAGCGGATGATGCGAGAGGCCGACCTCAAGCGGAATGCCGACATGCGCTCGCTCATGACTGACCGTTTGGGGGATTGATGGCTGGCTACATGGCAAAACTGGGGTCGTTCGTGTTCGGCCTCAACACTGCTGGGTTCTCCCAGCTGGAGCGGCGCTCCTCCCACGACTGGGCGGAGCAAAAGCGGATCGGCCGCAAGCCGGCGATGCAAAGCGTGGGGCCTGGTGCTGACACCATTTCGCTGCAGGGGGTGATCTATCCGCACTTCCGCGGCGGCCTCGGCCAGGTCGGTGCGATGCGTGCTTTGCAAGGCAGCGGGGAACCGCTGGCACTGGTCTACGCCTTCGAGAGCTCTGGGCAGTTCTGCGGCCGTTGGTGCATCAAGGAGATCACCGAGGGGCGGACCGTCTTTTTCTCAAACGGCATGCCGCGCAAAATCGAGTTCTCCCTGGAGCTGGTGGAATACGGCGAGGACGACGACTACTCGCCGGGCGAAGGGCTGACCGACACAGTGGCATCGGTTGCCGGGGGCTCTGCCGGCGACGCCGGCGCTGTGCTGTCAGCCTCCAATGCTGCGGTTGGTCAGAGCGGCGCGATGTCTACTGCCGGCCGCCTTGGAGACACCATGGGGTCGATCTCCTCGACGATTGGCGGGGCCTATGATGCCTTTGCCTCGAGCGGCCCTGGGCAGATCCTGCGCACAACCGTAATGAACGGCAGCAACATCCTGGGGGTGGCCTCCAACCTCTCCAACTGGGCCACGGCGATCAAGGCCGCCAAGGGCAACCCGAGCGCCATGTTTGATGCCCTGCAGGGAGCAGCTGGTGCTGCTGGATCTGCCTCCAACATCCTCGGCGGCTTCGCTGGTGAGCTGGGGCTGAATCTTGGCTTGGTAAATGGTTCCTCTGGCTCCTCGCTATTCGCGAAGGAGCTTTCCACTTCCATCGGCGACATGCGCGAGCTGGCCACCTCCTGCGGTGACCTGCAGAGCGCCGCCGGCATCCTCTCGGGGAAACTCTGATGGCTGATACCTACTACGTGACCAGCTCCGGCGACATGCTCGACGAGATCTGCCAGCGCTTCTACGGGCAGCAGTCCGGCGCCGTGGAGATTGTGCTGTCCTCCAACCCTGGCCTGGCGGATCTCGGCCCGGTGCTGCCGGTGAACGTGTCAATCGTGCTGCCGGAGATCTCCAAGCCTGCGAAGGAGGCCCAGCCGATCCGGCTGTGGGATTGATATGCAAGTAGCTTTCAAAATCGAGGTGGATGGCAAGCAGGACATCACCAAGCTGATCGCTGACCGCTTGCTGTCCCTGGAGATAATCGACCGGGCCGGGGTGAAGTCTGACCGGTTGACGATCGAGATTGACGACCGGGACCAGCGCCTCGAGATCCCACGCACCGGCGCCAAGCTTGCCGTGTGGCTGGGTTATGTCGGGGAGGATCTGGTCAAGGTTGGACAGTTCGCCGTGGACGGGGTGGATCTCGCTGGGCCAACCCGCACCATGACGATCGGGGCCAACGCTGTCGACATGAACGGCAGCATCAAGGCCCCGAAGGAGCGCAGCTTCGACGAGTACACCCTGGGCGATCTGGCGAGTGTGATCGCTGCCGACAACGGGCTCAAGCTCTCGATCTCCGACAAGCTGGGCAAGAAGAAGTTAGGCCACGTCGACCAGACCGAGAGCGACATGCAGCTGCTTACCCGCGAGGCCACCAAGTATGGGGCCACGGTGAAGGTTGCGGATGGTCGTCTGGTGGTTGCTGACCGGGCCTCCGGCAAGGCCAACTCCGGCAAGGCTCTCCCGAAAATAGAGATCCGGTCATCGGATTGTGCGTCCTGGTCCGCTTCGGTCATCGAGCGCACCAACTACAAGTCGGTGCGGGCCTACTACCAGGATCTGGACAAGGCCGAACGGGTAGGGGTCACCGCCGGATCCGGCAAGCCTGAGCTGGTGCTCAAGAACTCTTATTCGTCGCCGGAGGAAGCGCAGGAGGCTGCCAACAACAAGCTGGCCTCGATCGGCCGTGGCCAGTCCACGGTGCAGGTTTCCGGCATGGTGGGTAATCCTTCCCTGGCGGCTGAGTGCATCGCGGACCTGATAGATTTCCGGGCCGGCGTTGACGGCGATAACTGGGTGGTGAACCAAGTAACCCACCGGGTCAGCCGTAACGGCTACACTAACGACGTGGAGCTGGAGCAGAAGGACAAAAAATAACAGCTTACCCATTTCTGGCGATAGCCGTATGGACGTATAATGACCACTGTAAATTGTAAAAGAATATTACAGGCTTGTTTTTTTAGTACGGGGTATTGGGGATGATTGATTTTGACCCGAGCAAGCTGTGGGCCTCTGTTGAGTTATGGGTTGCTGGTGCTGTCGGTGCTGCTGCGTCGCTCCGTTTTTCTGACGACATCAACACATTCGGCAAGCGCCTCACCGCCATCGCTTCTGGAGCTGCAGCAGCTCACTACCTGACCCCGATGGTAATGGAACACCTGGGCATCGCGTCGACGCGGGCTGGCGGTGTGGCGTTCCTGCTGGGGTTGTTTGGAATGTCCATCGCCGCTTCCATCATTCGCGCGATCAAGACTGCTGACTTGTGGGCTTTTGTTCGTAGTCGGTGGGGTGGCGGCAAGGAGGAATGACATGCTGCTGCACCTGAATATTTTTGCCTGTTCCATTATCGTCGCCTGGTCACTGTGGGCCACGTTGTCGCGACGTGTAGAGGTGGGGGCGTTCGGCAAAACTCTACTGTGCTATGCCTGCCTGTCTGCTTTTGCGGTGGCGCTTGGCCCTGAATACGGGTACCGAGCGCCGCATCCATCCGAAGTAAATCTCAACGTGGCCCTGGCTCTGCTGGGGCTGCGTCAAGTGTTTGTCAAATATTGGTGGAACCGGATCCGGGATCGCTTCTTCTGCAGCGACTGCCCGCGCCGGCGTTCCACTGACACCAACGAGCTTTTGTAAGGGGGTTCTATGAAGTGGATTGACGAGGCCCGCAAATTCATCGGGCTGACCGAGATCAAGGGGCCGAAGCATAACCCGGAAATCGTGCGCTTCTGGCAGGACATCAAGCGCAGCGGGATCAAGGACGACGAAACCCCGTGGTGTGCGGCGTTCGTCGGCGCCATGCTCGAGCGTGTCGGGATCCGCTCCTCGCGTTTCGAGGGGGCCAAGTCCTATCTGGAGTGGGGCGACAAGCTGGATCGGCCGGTGCTCGGCTGCGTCGTGGTGTTCTCCCGCGAGGGCGGCGGACACGTCGGTTTTGTGGTGGGCCAGGACAAGGCCGGCAACATCCTGGTGCTGGGTGGCAATCAGTCAGACGCTGTGAACGTGAAGGGCTTCCCGCTCTCCCGCGTTACCGGGTACCGCTGGCCGACTGGTGAGCCTCTGCCTCGCGGTGATCTGCCGGTGCTGGCCGCTGCCGACATCTCGAGGAACGAGGCGTGATCCCCGTCCCTTCCGACGCCCTGCGGACATGGCTGCCACGCCTGCTGCTGGTGGCCGGAGTCGTGCTGCTGGGCTGGTGGCTTCACCACTCCATCGACGCTGCAGGTTATGCTCGCGCCGATCTGGAATGGCAGGCCAAGTGGAACAAGCAGGCCGAGGCTCTGGCCAAAGCCAAGGCCGATGCCGTGGTGCTGGCGCGCGAGGAAGAACAGCGCCGCCAGTCCGAGATCGACAAGGTGAGACAAGATGCTGAAAAACAGATCGCCATGGCTGAGTCTGATGCTGCTGCTGCCAGTGCTGCTGCTGACAGCCTGCACGAACAGGCCCGCCGACTGGCAGCCAGAGCAAATCAATGCGCCGGCAATCCCGCAGCTTCCCAGCCAGGCCAGGCAACTGCCCAGCCCGGCGTGGTGCTCGCCGACGTGCTCCGCCGGGCTGACGAAAGAGCGGGCCAGCTGGCAGCAGCTTATGACCGATCCCGTGCCGCAGGGTTAGCCTGCGAGCGCGCCTATGACTCCCTGCTCAGTGAGAGATAACAACTACGCTCCCTGCGATTGCCCGGCCCCGTTGCCGGGCTTTTTTTATGCCTAAAGTATTTGCAATGTAAATAGATGGGCGCTATATTTGAGTTGTTCCAAGCAGGCAGCAGTTTTCAGCATCGATTATTAGGAGTTCACTACATGAATGACCAACAACACACACCGGGGCCTTGGGTAGTGGGCACGGTCTCTGAGGGAGTTTTTGTGTCTGGGGCGGACCGCAGTGTCATCGCCAAAATGTTGCCTGATGGGCCAAACAAAGAGGCTGACGCCCGCCGCATTGTGGCATGCGTGAATGCACTGCAAGGAGTGCCGACAGAAGAACTTGAAGAGGCCGCATCTTTTGGCATCAAGGATGTCCGTGTCGGCAACCTGTTTAGCGCCAGCATGGAGCTACAGCGCCAGCTTTCCGATATGACCAATCAGCGTGACCAAGCCCGCACCGACGCCGCAACCTGGGAAGCTCGCGCCGTCAAAGAGGCCAGCAGAGCCCACGACCTAGAGCAGCGGTGTGACGAACTGAATGAACACTTCTCCAAAGCCAATGAATGGGCCAAGGGTGAACACGCTCGCATCTGCGCCGCAGAAGACCGCCAGAGAGCCGCCGAACAACAGCGCGACGAGCTGCTGGCGGCGCTGGAGGGAGTAGTTGATTTTCTCACCTACGTTAATGGCGACCAGAGACTTGTGGGAATACGCGAGGGCAGCGACATCAGTGAGGAGATGGCACCGTTCCTCGCCGCCATCGCCAAGGCCAAAGGGGAGGCTGTATGAGCCAACACACCCCAGATCACCTGAAGAACCTGACTGAGAAGTTCAAGTTTCAGCCGGTGGGCGGTGGTCATAAATTCGTGGTCGGCACTGCGGCCTCGCCGTCAGTCGTCTATCAGGATCAGCTGCGCGGCAAGATCATCTCCGAGCTGCAAAAGAATAGTCGGCTGTTCCGGGTGAATACCGGTGGCAGCCATTGGCCTGACATCATGCTGCCAGATGGCTCAGGACTCGACGTGAACAAAGGCGGTGCAGCATGAGCGATGACCAAAGCAGGTTGGAACTCACGTTCACCAATCAGGTGGTAAGCCGCGAAACCATCAATGAGGCCATGCAGCCCTTCATTGGGATGGAGATAACACCAGATCTGATTGAAGAGATAAAGCTAACTCTGCTGGCCATACCCGTCATTGATGTGCAGGTAAGCGTGACGACAAGCGAGCAGACTTGTTGCCAAGGCGGCCCGCAGTGGGGCCACGCCTGGGATTGCCAGAAGCTGCCGTGAACGCCATGTAATTGCTAAACGGAGCGCGCGCGTCAAGCATGAGCTCCTGCGCAGTCGCAGTAGGCGCAGCATAATTTCAGCCCGGCTATGTGCCGGGCTTTTTTGTCACCATATCCAGCCACGCCCACCCCTCCATGCAGTCTCCGCTCTGCCTGATGTGGGTATACCGCTTAAGGCTCTGCCAGCTCTGGTGGCCGGATACCGTTGCCACCTTTGGGATGCTCCACCCGATCTCGAACAGGCGGCTGATTCCGTGGTGGCGCAGGTCGTGGAAGTGGAGATCCTCGATCTCGAGTATTTTTCCTGCCCTGGTGAATGCCGCACTCACCGCGTCGGTGCTGTAGGGGAAGATCCTCTCGCTGGTCATGGGCTGGGCCTGAATGATGGCGAGCGCCTCTGGGGGGAGCTCAAGCCACTGGTGGTTCCCTTCCTTGTCGTCTGGGTGCTTCATGTCGCGCACCAGGAGCCGGCTGTGTTGCTCGTCGAGGTCTGCCCATCGCACTCGCAAGATCTCTTCCTGCCGCCTGGTGCTGTAAATGGCAAACGCGATGATGGCCTGCATAGGCAGGCTGTCCTTGCGACGCGCCCGCACCTTGCCGAAGTGGTTCATGAGCTTTTCCAGCTCCTGCATTGTCGGCCGCCGCTCTCTCTCCTTGCTCTTGCCTGTAACTCCCAGACGCTTGGCGACGGCGAATGCGTCGTTCATAGCCTGCTGATCCAGGGGGTACCCCCAAGCCGGGCGGGCGATTGCAAAGATAGCTGCCAGGTGACTGAGATAGTTAGCTACGGTCTGCGGCTTGGCCCGCTCGCCGATCCTGTTGGCGAAGGCGAGGAGATCCTTGCTGGCGATTCGGCTGCAGCGCATCTGCGCCAGCTGGTCCCTCTTGATGGCGCCGAGCACCTGCTGCTTGGTGCGCCCGATGGTTTTTCGGCTCTCCGTCGTGTACTGGTCGATCACGTCGGCCAGTTTCGGGTTGTCCTGGTCTGCCAGCGCGTCCGGCTGGTCGAGCTCCTCCTCCCTCCTGGCGGCCCACGCCGTAGCCTTGCGCTTGGTGTCGAACGTCTTGTTTTCGCGGTGGATGATTTGCCCCTCTCGCTTGATCACGATCTGGGCCATGTAGGCCGTGGAGCCGTCTTTGCGCTGGCGTTCAGAAATCGAGGCCATGGTCTCTCCGGTACAACGTGGGCCGATGTTGGCCGAAATGTTGTACTCGCAGCTGGCCAACGGTTCTACAGCGATGTGCGGTGGCTTGTCACTTTTTGGTGGCGGATAGGGAAAAGGCTTGCAGGTGCAAATGGATAGGCGGTTTTCTGACAAATGGCTTTTCAGTGTCGCGCCTATGATGGATGGGACCGAACAGGGCAAATTCGCTTGTCGTCACAGGTGGTTGATTTGGCAGTAGCTTGCGAGTCGTACCGGATGTTGTATTTCAGCGGCCGCTGGCGCTTCTGCGTTGCGCCGCTCATGGACTGGACGGACCGCCCTGAAAAATAAAGCGGCAGAAGGCGTTTAGGCCCTCTGCCGCTTGTGTGTTGTACCTAATGTGGTACCGCGTCAGCGTATAAAGATTGCGATCAGCGCCCCTATGCCGGCGCAGGTCAGATTGTTGATCGCCAATAAGATAGCGACGCCAACAACGTCATTGCCCTTGCTCACTGCTTCGCTCGCACGATGGTGGGCAGGTTGTCGTTGTCCGGGTCTAGTCGCTTAATTTCCAGCATCCATCGAATGGCGTTCTGCGCCAATTCCGGGCAGTTGCTGCCGGTGCGCCAGTTCCTAAACGTCTGGCGCGTGACACCCAGTGCGGTTGCAATTTTCCGGTCGCTTAGGCCGAGGGACTGCTGAACAGAAATGATCTCGTCGGTAGTCATGATTTCCCTGTGTTTGCGGGTTGACAGGGTGAAATTTAGGCACCGGAAATTACATTGCAATTAGGTAATTTTTTGCCGATTGCGGTGTGATCATATCGCAACAAAGCCCGCTCGCGCGGGCTTCTTTCAATCGTTCACTGTTTTGCGCAATTTTCTTGCGGCGTGAATCAACTTTCCGTCAGAAAGGGATGTCGTCGTCAAAGTCCATTGGAGGTTCGTTGTATACGGGAGGGGCCGAGTTCGGCTGCGCAGGTCTGCTCTGCTGCTGGCGACTGGCTGGAGCTTGGCTGGTGCCCTGGCCTTGGCCGCCGCCCTGGGGCTTGCCGCCGAGCATCTGCATCACCCCGCTGAACCCGTCGACCATCACCTCGGTGGTGTAACGCTCCTGGCCGCTCTGGTCCTGCCACTTCCGGGTCTGCAGCTTGCCCTCGACGTAGACCTGCGATCCCTTTTTCAGGTACTCTCCGGCGACCTCGGCCAGCTTGCCCATGAAAACAACCCGGTGCCATTCGGTCTTTTCCTTCGGCTCCCCGGTCTGCTTGTCCTTCCATGTTTCGCTGGTGGCCAGGGTAATATTCGTGACCGCCCCACCGCTAGGCATGTAGCGCACTTCTGGATCCTGCCCCAAGTTACCGATCAGGATTACTTTGTTGATTCCGCGTGATGCCATGATGGCCCTCTCTATCGTGATGTAAAAATGGCCCCCGGTGCCTGGGGCTGCTTAAAATCAGTTGGTTTCGATGGTCAGTTCGTCGTCGTTGCCGACCCTGGTAACGAACATTTGCAGGCCGCTCTCGATCGCTGCCTCTCGGAAGGCGCCGAAGGTGCTTTCGTCGAGCACCTCGAGGCCGTCTACGCAGATGATCCCGAGGTCTCCGGCGCGGAGCTTGGCTATCTCAACCGCGATCTGTACTTGCTGGGCGGTGTTGAGGCGGTCGAATGGTACCCCATCGCGGTAGATCTCACCCTCCTCTACGTATACCCCGGCGATCGGCAGGTTGCTGAGCATGTCCAGTTTCATCTGGTCGATCTCGCCGAGTGCCTTGGTCTGCTTGCCAGCGTCCTCCTCCAGCTCGGCCAGCTCCTCGCTCATCTTCTCGATGGTGTCCTGCAGGCTCTTGAGGCGACCTGCCTCCTGCTGGGCCTGCTCGATGTTGGCAAGCTGGCTCTGTACCGCGTTGCGCTGCTCGCTGAATGCTGTCGCCTCTTTGGTGCGCTTGCCGTTGGCTTTCCGTTCCGTCTCGGCGAGCTCTGCCCGTACCGCGTCGATCTGCTGCTGGGCTTCCAGCTTGATGGCGTCGATCTTGGTCTGTGCGTCCTGGCGGATGGCTTCGATCTTGTCGTTGGCCTCCGCCGTCATGCCCTGCAGCTTGGTGCTGATGCGGTCCATTTCAGCCTGCTCGGCCTGGCCGATCTGCTCCAGCTGGGCGATCAGTTCATCGGCTCCTGGTGGGATGGTTACGCCGCCCTGGGGCAGGGTTCCTTCCAGCTGGTTGATGGTCGCCTTCTTCTGCTTGATCGCTCCGTTGGTGCCTGTGCGCTGATCGAAAACCTCCTTGCGCACCCGGTCGATGATGTGGAGCGCGTGGGCCTGCAGGTTGGGGTCTACCCGCATGCCGCTGATCTCCTCCAGTCGCTGCGCATCCAGCTCGATCGGCATGGATTCCAGCAGTACCTGGGCACGGTCCTTCTTGGTGGCCCGGAGGAAGTCTACCGGGTTAACCGATAGTGCGTCGGTGAGCGCCTTGATGGCCTCTCCTGGGCGCGTGGTAGCCTTCTTGCCGTCCTGCAGGATCTGGGTGTCGCTCTTGCCTGGTTGGACCCGCTTTACGATCTCCTGGCCGTTTTCGAGTACCAGTACAACCTCGCCCTCGGTGGCGCCGTTGCGGAGCAGGGTGGCATCGTGGCCGCCTTTGAGCGCCGCCTTTACCGCCTCGAGCACGCTGGTTTTGCCGAGCCCGTTGGCCCCGCGAACCTCGTTGAAGCTGCCGGCGTCGAAAGTGAGTTCGTCGATGCCCAGGATGTTGCTGATCCGGACGTGGTTGATGTGCATTGGCTTGTTCATAGTGTTTCCTTGTGTGAAATATCCCCGGTTCGCCGGGTCGTTTTGTTTGCGACGTAAATAGTAAACGCTGGATATTTACGTTGCAAATACTTTCAGCAATTTCTTTTTACTGCCTCGCTTTACCTCTCGGCGCAGCACCGCCAGCACGCGCTCGCTCGGGGCGCTATCTGCATCAGACCGCCAGATCCGAACCGACATAGGCTGGCAGCACCCCATGGCAGCAACCCGCTTGTCGGTTTCACCAACCGGCTCCGCAGGCAGCGCAACGGCCAGCCACAGCTGACGAAACTCGGCCTTGCGCTCCTCCATGCTCATGGACATACGCCGCCCCCTTGCACGATGCGCAGGGCATCCTCGGCAGAGCTGGCAACGCCACACAGCCCGCCGGCGCGGTGCACGGCGCGCAGGTAGTTGATCTGCTCGGTGGTTGGCTCCTTGCCTGGTTGCTTCACCTCGATCGCCGTGAATACCGCCAGTGTGGTGCCAACCATTTCGAGAGTGACCACCACCCGGGTCATGCCGTTGAGGTCAGACACCCCGGGTGGGAGGCCGGTATCGAAGGGCCGCGCCTGCCGGATCAACACGTCGCCAGGCCGCAGGGTAACGGTCACCGGCTCCCGCTTGGGCCGGAGGATATCGTTGCCAGTCCAGGCCCGGCCGACGTTGGTGCGGAAGTAGGTGCCATAGGGGGAAATTTCTTTCCTGACAATTCGTTGAATATTGGATTCGAGCATCAATACCTCGACTGTTTGCGATAGCGGGCCTCAACCTGGCGGCGAGCCCTGAAAGTGTGTTCTGCCCACCCGGGCGAATATCCGAACTTCTCGGCAATGGCCTGCAGCTCCTCTAGGGTCTTGGCCTTGTAGACGGCTTTTTTCTTCGCGGCTTTGGCCTTCTCCTTGGCGGCCGCTATCTCCTCCTTGGTCAGCTCCACCAGCACGCCGCCGCGCTCTTTCAGCTCCCGGCCGTTGGTTTGGTAGACGTGGCCACAGCCAGGGCAGATCGGCGACGGGTCGTGCACGTAGAAGCACTTGGGGCAGACCTTCATGGGCTCGGCCTGCTCGCCGGTTTCCCGCGGCGACTTGACCACCCCATCCAGCGACCAGGCCACCTCGGCATCCGGCGGCCCATGGCGGTCCCAGTTGCCAACGTGGTCGATGATGTAGGCCCACTCCTTGCCATGGAAGATCCGCAGCACCCGGCCCACCTGCTGGCGGTACAGCGAGAAACTGGCCGTCGGCCGCAGCAGGATCACAGCGGTGATCGCCGGCAGGTCGAACCCTTCCGACACGATGTCGACGGTGCACAGCACCAGGATCCGGCCTTCGGTGTAGGCCTCGAGCACATCGTTGCGGGCGTCCTCGTCCATTTCACCGGTGAGCACCGCAGCGGGCACCCCGCCAGCAAGGAAGGCGTCGCAAACGTGCTGGGCATGGCGGACGGACACCCCGAACACCACCGCCCGATCCCCGCCGCAGATCCGCTGGTAGTGCAGCACCACGTCGCCGGTGATCCCGGGCTTGTCCACCAGCGACTCGAGATCGCTTTCGGAGAAGTCGCCGCCCCGCTTGCGCAGGCCAGAAACATCGACGTTGCCAGGCGTATAAACCCGGTACCGGCAGAGGAAGCCGCGCTCGATCAGCTCGGCCGCAGAGACCCCCTCCACCAGCTCCTCGAAGTATCCGCCGGCGGCCAGCCCCAGGCCCTTACCATCTAGGCGGCACGGTGTGGCGGTCACGCCGATGATCTTGGCAGCCGGGTTGGCAGCGACCACCCGCCCCCAAGACGAGCCGGGGGTCACATGGTGGCACTCGTCCACGATCATGTAATCGGGCAGCGGCATCGAGCCGATCCGGTTCACCAGCGTTTGAACCGAGGCTACTACCACGTTGGACACCGGCACCACGAATGACTCGCCGCGCTCCAGGTACTGACGGGAGATCAGACGGCGCACGGTCTTGTCGTTGGCCACCACCTGGTGGCGCACATCAAACCGCGAGATCGACATTGAGATCTGGCTGATGATTTCCTTGCGGTGGGCCAGTATCCAGACAGTCTTGCCGCGCGAGGCAACCCCGCTGGCAATCTTTGAGAAACAGACGGTCTTGCCCCCGCCGGTCTGCAGCACGCCCACGACCGAGCGCACAGAGCGCAGAGCCCCGCGGATCAGACCGACAAAGTCCTCCTGATAATCGCGCAACACTGGCGCGGCCATAGTACCTCCGGCAATCAAACAAAAAACGCTTACAGTATAAACAGAGACGCGCGCAAGGTAAAACGGCTTGCTTGTTTACAACGTAAACCCCTCCCGCTACTATTAACCACGCAAATTACTTGCACCAAGGAGTTTTTAGGATGACAGAACTTAAACCAGTGGTGCCCTTCGAGGAGTACAAGACACTCCCCGGCGTAAGCACCACCAGGATCAAGGCGATGGCGCCGACGCCCCAGCATTACTGGGACAAGTACATCAACCCCGATCGCCCACAGGAAAAGGCAGACCCGAGCATGGCGGTAAGCAACGCCGCCCGCCTGCTGGTTCACCGGCCAGACGACTGGGAGAGCACCTATGCAACGCTCCCCGATGGGCTCGACAGACGGACAAAGGAAGGAAAGGAGACTTTCGCCAAGATCGAGGCGCGCGGAGTTACCCCGCTCAAGAAGGAAGAAACCGACCGCGCCCAGGCCATGGCAGAAGCGGTATGCGGTATCGGGATCGCGCAGGTTCTTTTCACCAACCGAGACGGCATCCACAACGGGGTGATCACATGGGAGGACAGCGACACCGGCCTCACCTGCAAGGTGCTACTCGACTTCCACCTGCCGCCCTGCGAGCAGTTTGCCAGCGGGGTGATCTGGGCCACTAAGACGGCCGGCGATATCAGCGACGACGGCTTCCGCAAGCAGGCATACAATGCCGGGTACCACACCACGGCAGCCATGCAGATCGAAGCCTTCATGCAGCATTACCAGCTGCAGGAGCCGCCGCTCTTTATCTGGGGCGCAGCGACCACCAGCCGGCCGCACATGGCCCGCCCATTTTACATGACCCCCGAGCAGCACGACGAAGGCCTCCACGAATACCGGAGACTGATCAACCTGCTCAACGAATGCACCACCAACGACGAATGGCCTGGATACGACGACGATCTGACGCCGCTCGGCCTGCCGCCTTTTGCCAAGAAACGACTGGAGACCCGCTATGAGTAATGAAATGACCGTGTACAACCCCTTCGCTCGCCAAGCGAATGACAGCATCGCCGCCGGCGCGGTAAGCATCGAGAGCGATCGCGCGGTAGCCGAGGCCCAGGGATCTCTGATCCTGGCCAAGCGCTTCCCCCGGGATCCGGCGCTCTGCTTCACTAAGGCGATGGATGCCTGCAAGCGGCCCAGCCTCGCAGGCGTCGCCTTTTACAGTTTCAAGCGCGGCAGCGAGATAATCAGCGGCCCCACCATCCGGCTCGCCGAGGAGTTGGCGCGCTGTTGGGGCAACATCGATTTCGGCACCAAGGAACTGAGCCGCAAGATCGGCGCCGTAGGGCAGGCCGGCGAGAGCGAAATGATGGCCTTCGCCTGGGACAAAGAAACCAACACCATGAGCTCCCAGAGCTTCACGGTGCGCCACACCCGCGACAAAACCGGTGGGGCCACGCTGCTCACCAGCGACCGCGACATCTACGAGAAGACCGCCAACGAAGGCGCACGCCGCCTGCGCGCTCGTATCTTGGCAGTACTCCCGCCAGACCTGATCGAAGGCGCCATCCAGCAATGCAAGCTGACCCTGCAGGGCGGCAGCGAAATGCCACTCTCCGACCGCATCAATCGCATGGTTGCCGCCTTCGGCAAGCTTGGCGTTACCCCGCAGATGCTCATCGAGCACCTCGGCCACCCGATCGCCGATACCACTCCGGACGAGCTGGGCGACCTGATCGGTTTCCACAACGCGATCCGGGACAAACAGGCGACCATCGACGAGATCTTCGGCAAGCACCATGAGGAAGTCAAAGGCGCCGCGGCCGAATCGGTAGCCAAGCTCAAGGCAGCAGCCCAGCCCGGCACCAAGCTGGAGCCGCAGAGCGAGCAGCAGGATAAGCCGAAGGTAACAGCCAGAACACAGGCCCGCCGCCAGATGACAGACGCGGAGGCAGCCGCTGCGCCTGCACCGCAAGCAGCGGAGACCAAGGCTGAGGAAGTAACCGCTAAGGCAGCAGAACCAGCGCAAGCGGCAGCCGCAGCCGCTGCCAAAACAGCCCAGCAAGAACAAGATGACTTCTAACCACCAACCAACAGAGAGAGATAGGATATGAGCGAAGACAAACGCATTGATTTGGCTATCCAGTTAAGTGAGAGCGCCGCCAGGGTATTCGCTGCTGGCAAAAATCACAGCAGCCAGGAACTGATGGAGCTCAGCAAGAAGCTGGTTGATGAAGCCAAACGGCAGCTGGCCATTGTCAACTTCTAACCACCAACGAGGGGCGGGCTAACCGCCCCCACAAGGAAACACCTATGAATTTCAACATCGATATCGAAGGCATGGCGGCGGCAGCTCTATCTTCTGCTCTGGATCCTGATCGCATTAGCGAGCTGTTGCGCAATAAAATGGTCGAGGTGGTTGAAAGCGCCATCAACGATCAATTTAGTTGGCGCTCTGACTTCCAGAAGTTACTCGCTACTGAGATCGCCAAGGCCATGCCGACAGAAGTTGAAGGGCTTGGCCGCTTCTCTGACGTGGTGGTTAAGGCCGTCACAGAATCTGTGAACGCACATCAATCCGAGTTCGTCCAGAAGGCCGTCGCGGATCGGCTGAAATCCATGCTCAAGCCATTGCCTGGCCAAATGAAACTGTCCGATGTTGTTCAGCAAATAATCGACGCTTTCGACGAGCACGACAGAGACGGAAGCGAGTCGCCCACCGTAATATTCGAGCGGAGCTCTGGCTCCACATCTGGTTATGCCCAGCTCTACATAGATCCAAGATCAGGTCGCGACAGGTACGGCTGCAAGTTCAACGCTCGCCTGCACCCTGTAGAAGACGACAACCACGACGTGCTCGTGTGCTGGGCGCTTGAAATGGACGATGGCAAGCTGGAAAACAAGCGATTTATCGGCCCGGCGTTCAACGCAGAGGCATTGCTGCTTAACCTGTACACCGGCCAGGTGAGCATAGAAGTCGACCAAACTAATTTCGATGACGTGTACTACTCAAGCGAAATTTACGACTAAGGCTTATACGGCCATCATTATATGTCAACAAGGAAACGATCATGAAAGACATTACCAACCCCATCATATTCCGTGCCGCATGTAACCAACCCATCAGCTCGACTTGGTCGGGCCTTTTGAAGAGAATTTAACATGTCAATTACCGTTTACATTGAAACAGACAAACCAGAATTACTGGCCGTCCACGAAGGTGTGATGAGTAGCTACCAGGCATGGGCGAAAGAGCTCGCTGAATTGTCCGAGTCATGGGGGTTTTTCATGTGCCGCTGTTCCGACTTCGGCGTCAGCCCTGAATTCCTGCTGAAGCGAGAGGATGGTGACAAGAGCCGCAAGGGGCCTGAGATCGAAGGGTTCAAGGGTGGCAGCCTGATCGGCCTCGAAGAAGGTGCCTGCTTCATCTACAGCCTGAACAGGCGTAAAGCTGGCAATGAAAAACGAGCAATGCTGGAAAATTTGCGCAAAAAGCATCGCCCAGAAGGAATGGAACAGCACGTATTCGGCGGGAAAGAAGGGTTCATCTGCAAGCTGCTTGGTTTGAGCAGGGAGCTCTTCACCGGAAACTCTATCCGCTACTCATCCTGCTACAAGCTGGACGGAAAGCTCATTGTGACCATGCCAGCCGGCAATAGCGCCGATGGCATGGTTATCCCCATAGCCCCAGAAGGTTGGACTGAGATCACCGCAGGTGACTTCCTGTCCAGGGTGAAAGCGCACAACGACCGCATAAACCAGAAGTCCAAAGCGGCTAAGTAATCAGCCACCCACGGCGGGCCCTGGAGCCCGCCCAATAAACAAGAAGGAAATCCCCCGTGAAAAACGTATTCATCAGAAACCCCAACATCTTCCGCGCTACCCTGCCAGCGATCGGCGACGTCCGCATCCAGCTGCAGGAGCTCCCGTTCAAGGAGATGGAGGCCGGTTCCTCCATGCTCTCCACCCATGGCTTCCTGCCGAACCATGCCACCGGCGAGCTGGTGACGCCGTTCCCTGGCGGATTCGGCTTCTGCCTGCACCATGACCAGAAGGTGATCCCGCCCAGCGAGGTGAAGAAGGAGCTGGAGCGTCGGGTCAAATCCCACACCGCCACCGGCCTGCCGCTAACCCGCAAGGACAAGCAGGCCATCAAGGACGACGTGGTGACCACCCTTGCGTCCCGGGCTTTCACCCGCACCTCCATCGCTGAGTGCTACTACAACGAGAAGGCCGAGCTGCTGTTCGTGACCGGTTCCGCCAAGCTGGCTCAGTTGGCCGTTGCCATGCTGGTGCGCTGCATCGGCAGCGTGACCACCACCACGATCCACGTCGACGGTATCAAGCGCGGGCTGACCACCTGCCTCCAGGCTTTCCAGGCCAAGGAGCGCGAGCAGGACACCCTCTCCGGTGGCGACGATGAGTTCGCCAACCTCGAGGTCTGCGGCACCATGACCTTGCAGCACCCGGAGACCCGCGAGAAGCTGTCGCTGGACAACATCGAGCCGACCGAGTGCGCCGAGCTGGACTCCGCCCTGGAGCGCGGGTTCCAGATCACCAGCATCCGCCTGCAGGATGGATCCGGGTTCGAGTTTACCCTGACTGACGGGTTCAAGCTGACCAAGCTGAAGTGGCCGAGCGTGGAGCACGACAAGGACAGTGATGCTGCCTTCCTCTGGCGCCATGACGCGGCGGTCCAGGTGACCCTGCTGACCAGCGTGGTCGAGCGTCTGTGCGCGCTGCTGGGCTACCAGGAGCCGAGCGAAGGTGAAGCCTCACCGATCGCAGCTGAGTGAGGTGGCTGACATGGACAGCTCGGTACCTGAGAGCAAGCGCAAGCTCTATGCCGGCGGGATAAGTGCCTGCAATGCCGGCCACAAGAAAACGGCACCAAGCAACCTGAACATGGAGGACCGCCACTGGTGGCTGGCTGGGTACAGCGATCGCGAGATCGAGATAGCCGCCAAGTCGCTGGCCGACGAGGCCCGCGTGTTGAAGATCAAGAAGGCTGATGCCAGTCGCAAGGCCAAGGTGGCTGCCAATAACCGCCGCCGGGTCAACGATGGCCTTGAGCGGAAATTTATTGCCGAACAGACGAAAGAGGTGTGGGAATAATGAGTTTCAAAAAGGTCTATATTGCTGGCCCGGTGTCTGGGCTCCCTGAGTACAACCGGTCGGCCTTCTTTGCGGAGGCCGAGCGCCAGGCCGAGCTTGGAAGATCGGTGCTCAATCCTGCCACACTGCCGGATGGCCTATCCCAGGCTGAGTACATGTCGATATGCCTGCCGATGGTGATGGCGGCCGATGCCATCGTGCTGCTGCCTGGCTGGGAGCAGTCTGCCGGGGCCACTGCCGAAATGGCTCTGGCGACCAAGCTGGCCAAGGAGGTGATATGCGCGGGGTGATCGTGGTGGCTTGGGCCTGCCTGCTCGCTGTCCTGGCGACGCAGTGCTGGCCGCCGGTGCGATACCAGCCAGGAGTGCGGTACCCGGTGACGGTGGCCATGGACGTTCCGCCGTGCCGGCCGGTTGTAGGACTGAACCAGAACTACTGCACCACCAGCGACCCAAGCAAAAGCCTACCCGGCACGCTGGGGATATAGAAAATGGGCCGATTTCGGCCCTTTTTTATTGCGTATATATTTACGTTGTAAATGTAATGGGCTAGTATTTGCTCACACAACAAAAATATTGCTCAAGGAAACTGATATGCCACTCAAGATGACAATTGTCTCCGGCCTGTTCGATGGGTTCAAACCGGCCATCATTGTGAACCTGCAGACCGGTGAGCGGATCCCGGTGTCGATGTGCAAACGCTGGGAAGGTGACCACTCCTGCTGGGACACCTCCGACAGCAATGGCCAGCGCCGGATCTTCAAAGGCAACGGGCAGCACGCTTTCAGCGACCAGTTTGCGATCGTCAACTACTTCGTGGAGGAAGACCATGAACCTGCATAACCCCACCCTTGGCCAGCTCGAGCGCCTGCATCTGCTTGGCTGCGATGTCACAGTCAACACCGGCGCCGCCAGCTTGCCGGCCACCGCTTCGACAGCTCTGAGTATCTCCTCCCTGGTGCATGCCGCCAGGGTTCACAGCCTGCGAGCCTACTGGCGGAGAATGCGCAAGGTGGACCGCTGCATTGGCTTCGGACGCGAGGCGTTCTGGGAGAGCTACGTGTGCATGCGCTACCAGTGCCGCCAAGTCCTGCCGGCCCGCTGGTTCTGCCGTGTATAGCCGGATCGTGGCTCGGGTGATGGCGGAATACGACCAACACCTGGCCGATTGGCTGGCTGGGCTGACGCCTGAGCAGCTGGCCTGGCGGGAGGCCAATGCGGCAGAGCCGTACCGCTCCCGCCGCCACAACACCATCGAGCATGAGCCGGCTGCTGTCGTGTACCGCTCGATCCACCCTTACGTTGGAGTGCGCCCACTCCAGAGGAGGCAGCGATGACCGAGCTGGACTGGCTCCGCTTCGTGGCCGGCGTTGTTGCTGTCGCCGTCCTGGTGCTGCACTGCAGCGACTTTTTTGAATGAGGACTTTGTATGAAAAATGATTTGGAAACTCGCCTGCAAGCAGCGCTCGACGCCTGCGCACGGATGCAAGACCAGCGGGATGAAGCTCTCGCAGAAGCTCGCAAATTCAAACTCAACGGCCTGGCTATGGCAGCCTCACTGGGAGAGGCGCAGAGCACCAACAGTCAGCTGGCCGCCCAGCTCAAGGACGCCACCCGCCAGTGCGGGGTGATGGCGGATCTGCTGCGCCGTAGCAGGCCGATAATTGACGACAGGGCAGATTTCGGCCTGGTCGCCGGCAGACTGCTCCGTGACATCGACGCTGCCCTGGCCGGCAAGATGCCGGAGCAGCACCCGGATGATGCTGCCGTTGACAGGTTCGCCGCAGCCATGAAAGCCAAACTGGCAGCAGCCAGGGAGAAGGGTCGAGGCGGCTGGGACGACCCCGATGCCTGCTCCGTCGAGTTACTGGCTGACCTGCTGGTGGGCCACATCGGCAAGGGAAACCCGGTCAACTTCGAGGACATAGCCAACCTAGCCATGATGCTTCACCAGCGCGGGGCGGATCCTGCTGTGCTGGCTGGGAAGATGCAGGATGTTGGCCTTCCGCTCCTAAGCCAGGATGAGAAGTATGCCCTGATGCGCTTCAAAGAGTGTTGCGATGATGGACAGGGGTACGACGTAGAAAAGGAAATGATGATCGCGTTAGCCAGCAAGGGCGCTTTGCATCATCGCTCCGCTGGTTACTACGAGATCACCGATGCTGGTATCGCCATGCTCGCCGCCACCCCGAAGCTGGAAGACAAGGGGGCCGCTTGAACATCGACATCAATAACCCGGACCGCAAGTATCGGGTGATCTACTAAGAGTAAAGGGGTAAAGTATTCCACGTTTGATACACGTGGAATACTATATGAAGACATACAATTTAGATCTCGGGAAAGCAGGCGAGCACCTCTCAATTTTTGAACTACTTATGCAGGGTCATGTTGCATACCTAAGTGACCAAGGGCTGCCATATGACATCGTTGTCGACTGTGGAGGAGCGCTTTTAAGAGGGCAGGTCCGCTCGACGATGGGTCACTCTGATTATGGAAAGTCGAAGTGTTGCTTGCGGTTTGGGACTCGAAACGGCAAAGGATCAAGCTCATTCGCAAACCAAAGCTCGTGCGATTTCTATGCGTTCGTGTCACTGACCGATAAACTTGTTGGCTTCTTCCATGTAAGCGAACTTGGAAGCGGAAAAATAAGTGGGAAAGTGAAGCAAACGGTAGACATACGCAGCAAAGATTCTGGTTACTGCCCCAAAAAGGGTGGAGGAAGGATGCTATTGATTGAGGACTATTCCATGTTTTCTCGCGTGGAGAAAATCCATAATGGCAAGAATTGATATTAATGAAACGAACAAGAAATACCGCGTTATCTACTGCGATCCAGCCTGGCAGTTCTCTAACCGCAACACCGGCGGCAGCATGACCAGCTCGGCCGAGGCGCACTATACCGTCACCAGCGTGAAGGATATGGCTGCGTTGCCGGTGGCGAACTTGGCGGATGATCACTGCCTGCTGGTCATGTGGTGGGTCGGGTCCATGCCGCAGGAGGCGATCGACCTGTGCCGCGCCTGGGGGTTCCGCTTGGTGAACATGAACGGCTTCGTGTGGCGCAAGCTGACCAAGAAGCAGGGGATCCCGGTGTTCGGTATGGGACACGCCACTCGGGCTGGTTCGGAGAGCGCGCTCATCGGTGTGCGCGGGAAGCTGGGGCAGCTCATCAAGGACAAGTCGGTGCGCTCTGTTATCGAGGCCCGCGTCGGCCGCCACAGCGAGAAGCCGCACGCCTTCCGTGAGGCGATCGAGAAGCTGTGCGGGGATGTGCCCCGGGTTGAGCTGTTCGCCCGCGCGGCTGCCACTGGCTGGGACTGCTGGGGGGATCAGGCGCCGGGTCATGCAAACGACAACGTGCCGCCGGCGGATACTGCGGTGGCTTGAGTAACAACCCGGCTTCGGCCGGGTTTTTCTTTCCTAAACTATTTACATAGTAAACTTGCCAGCCTAAACTATTTACTAGGTAAACAACGGAGTGCCTGAAATGAAAAAGTTACTCGTCGCGTCGGCCATGTTGCTTGCGCTGCCTTCCTCAGCATCGGCCTTCGAGCCGGAGCCGACCGTCTACACCACCCAAAGCGATCCTGGCCTCCAGCCGTTCTGCGTGACCCGCTCTAGCGCCGACCAGATCGCCGCTGCCGGGGTGTCTGCTGGCTTCCTGTTCATGCAGCTGCGCGACTGCCAGCTGGCTGAACCTGGCCAGCGCTACAAGGTCCAGACCCGCCGGCCGGATCTGGATCCCTCTCTCAACGTGCGCCGCGTGCACATCCTGGGGGACGATGGCCGCATGGCTGTCGCCGTTTGGTTCATCACCGGCGTGGACAAGGAGGAATGATGGAACCTGTAGACTTCAACAAAGCACCGGAAGGTGCGACCCACTACCTGCGTTATGATAGCGGCTATGTTGTCTGGATCTGCGTCGTCGAGGACGGCCCCAACGGCCTCCCGATCGTGAAGGAGTGGGACATCTTCAACCAGTACTGGGTGCCGGCCTGGTACCGTGATGTGGACGGCAAGCTGTTCGTCTGGCGCGACGGGAGCTGGCAGGCTGGCGCCTTCAAGAGCATTCCCGAGCTGGCCTCCAGCTGCATGCTGGGCAAGTTGATTCCCCTGGTGGAGGGGAAGGTTGAGCTGGAAACTGTTGCTGATTGGGCATTTAGGATGGGCATGAAGCCAGGCGTTAATCCAGTGAACGTGATGGCTAGGGCGATCTATGAGGTAGAGCGAAAATCTGGACCTGTTGATCTATTCGCTGTCTGTCACAGGCTTCGGAATGCCTGCCGCGTCATGCGTGACCAACCTGGTGACTGCAACACAGAGGGTGTGGACGCCGTCTACAAGGTATCGCGGGAGCTGCTCATCCAGCGCGATGCGCTGCCCGGTGACCTGAGCTCCAAGGCCCTGGTTGCTGCCGCTGCCGTGCAGCTGCTGCGCAACGAGCCTCACATGTTCTCCGCCAACGAGCTCGCAGACCTGCACCAGCTTTGCGATGCCGAGCTCACCAAGCGCGACGCTGCTGTCTGTGGTAGTGACAAGTATCTGGACGCGCACTGGTTCGAGCGCGGGGAGTTGCCGCCAGTGGGGACGAAGTGCGAATTCACCAGGAGCTGGTTCAAAGAATGGAAGTGGTGCGAAATTCTTTTCATGGGGAAATTTTCTCTTGTGATGAACACCGACAAGGTGAAGGAGCAGCGGTTCGCTCTTCATGACATCAAATTCCGCCCCATTAGCACCGAGCGCGATGAGCTGATCGAAGTTATCAAGACCACTTACGCCGCAGGCCTGACCAACCTTGATATGCTGGCGTCCGCCATCCTGGCCGCCGGGTTCAAGCGCGGGGGTGCAGCATGATCCCAGGTATCGCCCCATTCAGCGCGGCATTGCTGATCACGCCAACTAACAACTCGCGCGTGATCTTGAACAACTGGTGGGTCATCGACGCTCATGGCAACGCTTTTATGCATGAGCGATTTGGCACCCCGCAATGCAACTCTCAGAGAGAGGTCTTAGAGCTGGTCTACCCTACCTATGAGCACCGGTTCATCTCCATCGCTTATTTCGACCCAGATAAGGCCTTATCCGGTGGAGGTGCAGCATGACTATCGCCGAGCAAAACGAAAAGCTCCTTGCGCTCATTGGCGATCGCCAGATGACCGCCCAGGAGCTGGAGGCGGCCGGAGCCTGCCTCATCATCAATGGCCTGGCGCCGAACCTGCGGGGCCGGCTGGATAAGCTGGTCGCCGACGGGCGGCTGCGCAAGGTGAAGCTCGGCAGAGAACGCAAGCCGCAAGGCTCAGCACAATTCGGTCCCCGGAAGTGCCTGCTGGCCTTCGAGCGGGTTAAGGAGGAAGTGTGACCCAATTCGTTGAAGTGAAGACCGCCGAGCTGACCGGCCCGGCGCTGGACTGGGCGGTGGCGATAGCTACTCGGCAGGAATGCAGAACCGCCCGCTATGTCGCATTCGGCAAGGCTGTTGTTGTCGTCGAAGCTGGGTTAGGCGAAAGCCTCTCAATGCTTCGAGGCCCGTTCTGCCCGTCCACCAACTGGGCGCAAGGGGGGCCGCTGATCGACTCTTACACCATCAAAGTCTCGAGCTACCCAAAGGAGAAAGGCGAAGGCCGCGCGGCTGCCAGACTGGCAATGAATGGCAAGGTGTACTGGCAAAGCGGTGACACCCCGCTGATAGCCATCTGCCGCGCCATAGTGGCCGCAGCGCTGGGCGACGTGGTGCATGTCCCGACTGAGCTGGTGGAGGTGGCATCATGATCGCCTTCCTCATGTTCTTCGCCTGGCTGGTGCTGATGCTGCTGCCAGTCGGGGTGGTGCTGTGCGGCTTCATGCTGATCTGGGCCAATTCCTGGGGCGGCAGCAACAGCTCGGCCGGCGCGATCGTCGTGCTGATCGGCTGCGTCGGCTGCTGGTGGTGGTGGGGCGTCAAGCCGTTTGAGATCGTATTTACGGGGGTGCTTGGGTGAATAGCAGACAGCTCAGGACATTAGCGGATCATCTCGAAGATCTCGCTGATAATATCCAGATTGAAGGTGGATGGCCTGTCATCATTGCCGGCGCTTTTGTGGCGTGTGCTGCTGGGTCATCTTGGGCTGGAATAGCGTTTCTTTTTGCCTACAAGATTTTCGCGCTGTACCGCCGGCGGCGTTCATGAGCCTGGCCCTGCTGTTCCTGATGCGGGCCTACCTGCTGGTGTTCCCGCTTCTGGCCCTGGTGTGGGCTGGGCTGATGGTGGCGGCCATGCTTCATGGCTACCGCCTGGGGCTCGCCGCCAGTGCCCTGGTGGCTGCCAGCTGCATGCTCGGAGCCATTGGCTGGGGCTGGCTTGCCTGGCGTCAGCTGCCGCTGGTGATGGGAGTGGAGTGATGGCGAACATGGTGACACTGGCCGATGGCCGCCAGGTGCCCAGCGACTCGCGGGAGTGGTTGTTCGAGTGCGAAGCGTCCTATGTGCTTTCGCTCCCGCTCCCAGCTCGACGGGCCTTCCTGGAAGGTGTGGGGCACGACCGCAAGCGCGGAGCAGCCGGCCGCAAGGCGCTCGAGGATCGCGTGCGTGCGCTCTGGAGTTTGCGAAAAGGAAAAAAGTAATTTACATTGCCTATATTACGTTGTAAATTTTGACCAAGTAGAGGCGCGAAGGAAAAGACTATGACTAAAGAACAGCGCCGGGCCGAGTTTGAAGAACTATTCAACACCATGCCCGGGAAACCGGTGGAGCGGATCCGGGCTATCTGTGAGATCCTGCACTGCAAAGAGATCACAGTTCGGATCTGGCGAACCAACGGCGAGAAGTCAGGCCGGGTGATACCGGAACAGAAATTACAGATTTTGAAGGATGCTTTAGCCGCCCGTGCTCCTGCTGGCGAGCCGCTGTCTGTCGGGTAACGCCGACCCCTATGGCACATGGGGATAATGTGCAGGCCTGGGGTCGTTTCTCCCCCTTCATGCTGGTACCCGCGCCAGTGGCGACAGAGCGGGGCACAACTGAAGTTGCATTGTAGTTCAGCAGGTAGAACAGGCACGACGGTGCTATGTCGCCGGTTCGATTCCGGTCAGTGCAACCTCAGTTGTGGTGAATGCGCACTTTAAGTGCGGGGCGAGCCAACTCCAGCGGCCTGATTGAATGCGTAACGTGCTGGGGCAAAAGAGCGTAGGGAATCTAGCCTGGATAAGCTCCGGCCACCACAACAGCTTGACGGCACGCAGATGTGTAAGACCGACTCGGGTCGCCGTCCTTCCCGAGCCGCCGGATAAAGGTAACCGGCAACATCGGAGATTCGGCAAGCGGTATGCCACCTCATTTGGGATGAGGGTTTCACAGGTTCGATCCCTGTATCTCCGACCAACTTCCACCCGACAGGGAAGCAGACAGGAGGTGATCCTATCTCAAGCCGGTGGCATTCCGGTACGCTCCGAGCACGGTCGGCAGATAGCGCGACGAGCACACAACCACATGCACCCTGCCGGTGGCTCCGCACTGGTTCATGGAGCTGAGCGCCACGGGTCGAGGTATTGCCGACGTGGTGTAGGGTGCAGCTGGTTGTGGTGAGCACCATGCCATCAGCTGCGTGCAGCCGGCAGGCGCCGATAGTCAATCGTAGGACGCCACGACAACAACGATACTTAAACAATTCACGAGGAAACGATTATGTTCAAACGTCTTTTTGGCGGCAAAGCTGCCGCAGCCCGTACCGAGATCAAAAAGTTCGAGCGTCGCGACCTGATGGAAGCGCTGGTGGGCGGCTGCCTCCTGGTGTCCTTCGCCGACGGTGAGTGCGAAGAAGCCGAGGTCAAGAAGGTCGAGGGCCTGCTGCGCACCAACAAGGCGCTGGAAGGCTTCGGCGCCGAGCTCAACGATACCGTGAACCGCTTCCGGGATCGCCTGAACACCGGCTATCGCACCGCCCGCGCCGAGATCCTGCGCGAGATCGAAGAAGTGAAGCATGTGCGCAACGACGCCGAGGACGTGCTGCTCAACATGCTGGAAGTGGCCGAGGCCGACGGTGAGGTGGAGCCGGCGGAAATGAAAGAGCTAAAGGAAGTCGCCGGCCGCCTGGGTCTGCGCCTCGAGGACTACTACAGTGCTTAATCGCTTTCGGCTGGTCCTGGCGCTTGCCTTGTCTTTCCTGGTGGTGGCGGTGGACTTCTCCTCGAAGCTGCTCTCCATCGCTGCTGACGGCCTGCTGGTTGGTGTCTGCGTGATGGTTCTGTGGCCACTACTCAAACCGACCGATAAGCCGAAGCAATAGCCCCGCTATCTGCTTAACAGAAGCCAGCCATGTGCGGGCTTTTCTTTTGCCTACTTGCAAGTATTGGCGCTAGTGCGCTAGTATTGGCGCACGGATAAACTATTTACGGGGTAAATAATGGGCGACAAAAACTGTACCCGCTTGCGGGTGCTGATGGCCAAACATCGCCTTACCGCCGAACAGGTCGGGGCGATGGTCAACCGTGAGGCCGGCACCGTCTACCAGTGGCGACGCGGCTACCGCGCTATGCCTGACGAGCTGCTGGAGTTGCTGGAGTGCAAGCTGCGGCCCTTGGATCTCGATGGCGAGGTGTCGGCATGAAGCAATACGACTACCTGCCGATCGAGCAGGCGCGCGAGGCGCTCGGTTTCATCAATACACAGGACGACCGCGACGAGTGGGTGCGCATCGGGAAGGCCCTACAGGACGAGTACGGGGACGAGGCTTTCGATCTGTGGGACTCCTGGTCGTCTGCTGCCTCCAGCTACCGCGAGCGCGATGCTCGCACAGTCTGGCGCTCCCTGGGCCGAATGAATGGCGGTTCCAACCCGGTGTCGATCGCCACGGTCATCTACGCCGCCAAGCAGGGCGGGTGGAAGCATGGCAAGATGGCTGCGCCGGATCCCGCTGCCGCTGCTCGCCGTGAGACCGAGCGTGCCGCTCGCCGCGAGGAGGCTGCCCGCCTGCATGCCGAGGACCAATCTGCCGCTGCTGCCTTTGCCCTGGACATCTGGGAGAAGGCCGAGCCGGCCAACGACAATCACCCGTACCTCCAGCGCAAGCGCGTGCCGGCCTATGGCCTGCGCACTGCTGCCGAGGTGCACCTGCCCAACGCCGACGGGGAGCTGTTCACCGTCCGCGACCCGCTGATCATCCCGATCCTGTCTGGCCCTAACCAGCTCTCATCCATCCAGGTGATCGCCCCAAATGGGCGCAAGTCGTTCCTGGTGAACGGCCGCACCGATGGCTGCTACGCCAAGATCGGCAACGCCAAAGGGCCGAGCATCGTGGCGATCGCCGAGGGGTACGCCACCGCTGCGTCCTGGCACCGCGCCACCGGCCACACTGTGGTGATCGCCTTCAACGCCGGCAACATGCCCAAGGTGGCTCGTGATCTGCGCGCCAAGCTGCCGGAGGCACGCCTCCTGATGGTGGCCGATAACGACTACCACGCACCGGGTGAGAAGGACGACAAAGGCCGCCTCAAGACCAATGCCGGCCTGCTCAAGGCGATCGAGGCAGCCGAGGAGTCTGGCTGCGAGGTCTACTTCCCGCCGGAGCCGCGCAAGCAGGACTTCAACGACCTGCACCTGGCGGCTGGGCTCGACGTGCTGGTGGAGATCTTCAACGACGGGGACATGATCGACCTGGCCCGTCAGTACACCGCTGTGCCTGTTCCTGCTGCGCCGGTGGCCACGGTACCGGCCAACGATGACAAGCCCGCTGCTGCCGCTCCTGCGGGGCTCATGGACGCCTCCCACCGCCGTGAGACTGCCGCGCCAGTTGCCGATGGTTTCCTGGTGCTGGGCTACAACGACGATCTGGTCTACATCCTGCCGAAGGGATCTCCCCAGGTGCAGGCGTTGACCGCCCGGGGGATGACCGAAAACGGCCTGCTCAAGCTGGCCTCGCTCCACTACTGGCAGCACGCCTTCCCGCACGATAAGGCGCCGTTCTCTCGCACCGATGCGGTCGACTACATCTTCCGCCTGGCCCACAAGAAAGGCGTTTTCGACCCTCGCAGGATCCGCGGCCGCGGGGCGTGGCGTGATGCCGAGCGCCTGCTGTTCCACTTCGGTGACCACCTGCTGGTCGATGGCGTGCGCGCCGAGCTGCAGGAGATCAGTACCAAGTACGTCTACCCGGCTGCCCTGCCGTTCCCCGAGCTGGCGGACACCCCGCTGACCGAGGCCGAGGGTGAGTGGCTGATCGCGATCTGTAACCGCTTCCGCTGGTCCAAGCCTGGGTCTGCTGCGCTGCTGGCCGGCTGGATCATGCTGGCGCCGGTCTGCGGCTCGCTGCGCTGGCGGCCGCACATCTGGCTAACCGGTGGCCCCGGTTGCGGCAAGTCGACCATCCTGGAGGACTTCGTTTTCCGCCTCCTGCGCGGGATCGAGGTCTATGCCCAGGGCAACTCGACCGAGGCCGGCTTACGGCAGGAGATCCGCGGCGATGCCGTGCCGGTGCTGTTCGAAGAGGGCGAGCAGAACGACGAGCGCGAAACCGCCCGCATGCAGGCCGTGTTGTCGCTGATCCGCCAGGCCTCCTCGGAGTCTGGCGCCAAGACCTTCAAGGGGACCGCCGGCGGCCGCTCGCTGCAGTTCCACATCCGCTCCATGTTCTGCCTGGCCTCGGTCATGGTGGGCATCAAGCACCAGGCCGACCGCGAGCGCCTGACGCTGCTGACCCTGCGCTCCAAGCCGGAGAAGGACACCCAGGACGCCGCCGACGCTGCTGCCAACTGTGAGGTGATCAAAGACGAGCTGCACCGCGTGCGTGCTGACGAGAACCTCTCTCGCCGGCTGTTCACCCGTTCGATCCGGTTGCTGCCGGTGATCCTCGAGGCAGTGAAGGTGTTCGGCGCCCAGGCTGCGCGCTTCTTCGGCAACCAGCGTGACGGCGACCAGTTCGGCACGCTGCTGGCAGGGGCCTGGTGCCTCATGCACGACACCGTGCCCACGCCGGAGGAGGCCCTGGATCTGATCCAGTCCTACGACTGGCGCGAGCACAACGAGGAGACCAAGACCGACGACGCCATGGAGGCGCTGACCGCGCTGATGGGGCTGTCCCTGCGGGCCAACGGCGGCGGAGAGTACACGGTCTTTGAGCTGGTGAACAAGATCCGCAAGGGTCACCAGGGGGAAGGCGACGCACAAAACGACGGCGTGCACATGCTGATCCGCGAGTGCGACAACCTCCTGCAGCGCTACGGGATCCGGGTCTCGCAGGGCCAGATCCTGGTGGACGCTGCCTCCGACAAGCTCTGCAACCTGCTGCGGCATACCCAGTACGCCGGCGACCTGCGCGGGTACCTCAAGCGCGTGCCTGGTGTGACTGTTTGGCCGAAGGTGGCCAGGATCCACGGCGTGCCGCGCCGGGTCATGGCGATACCGCTTACCCTGATTACTGACTGACTACCCGGGCCGAAAGGCCCCAACAACCAAGAAGGAAACTCCCACATGAAAGCACTATCCATACTCATCGCAGCCCTGGCGCTCACCGCGTGTGGCCCGAACCCAAACATGCCGATGTACGAGCAGGAAGCCAGACCGGAAGGGATGGGCATCAATACCAATGGCCGCTTCAAAGTCGAGCGCGTCGGCGTGTTCAAGGACACCCTAGCCTATGATAACCGGCGCGGTATCTACGTGATTACCGATACCAAGACTGGCCAGGAGTTCGTCGGGGTGTCCGGCATCGGCATTTCTGAGCTTGGCTCGCACCGGTCTGGAAAGTCCAGGCTGAGCGACGAGCGCTGAAACACTACCCGGGCGCGCGAGCGCCCCAATAACCACAAGGAAATGACTATGAATATTTCGATGAAAAACGGTCGCGTCGTCATTGATGGACGCGAGTTCTCCGGCAGCAACATACGGATAAATGGCAACCAGGTAATCGTTGACGGGGTAGTCCAAGACGGTGAATTGGTAGGCCCGATCAGCGTGCAGGTGATGGGCGACGTCGACCGGCTGGACATGGGGGCTGGTGATGTGGCTGTGCAGGGGGCTGTTGGGCAGGTGAATACTGGCAGCGGGGATGTTGAGTGCGGGCCGGTGACCGGTAGTGTTCGGACAGGAAGCGGGGATGTGCGCTGCGGCAACGTTGGTGGCTCAGTGCAAACTGGTAGCGGTGACATCATAAGGGGCAGGGGATGACCGCCCCTGCGCTGGTGAAGCGCTTTCCCATGAACACCGTTGGCCGGGACTTTGCCGTGGGAGACATCCACGGCCATTTCACCCTGCTGCAGCAAGCGCTCGATCGGCTCGGGTTCGATCCGGCGCGTGACCGGCTGTTCTCAGTGGGCGACCTGGTGGATCGCGGCCCTGAATGCGAGCAAGCGCTGTCCTGGCTGGATAAGCCGTGGTTCCACCCGGTGCGGGGCAACCACGACGACTACGTGTGCCGGCATGACACCTGCGACACCGGCAACTGGCTGCAGAACGGAGGCGGTTGGTTCATGGCGCTGACCTGGGCAGAGCGGGAGGAGTTCGCTGCTCAGTTCCGTGAGTTACCCATTGCGATCGAGGTGGAGACGACGACCGGTCCGGTTGGGGTGGTCCACGCCGACTGCCCTTTCCCATCCTGGGAGCACCTGGTAGAAATGCTGGAAACCTGGCCCTGCAAAGGACACCTGCGCGACATCAAGAACGCCTGCATGTGGTCGAGGCGCAGGGTGGAGAATGAAGACCGTACCGAGATTGAGGATGTGCGGGCTGTCGTGGTGGGGCATACGCCTCTGTCGTGCCCGCGCAAGCTGGGCAACGTCTACCACATCGACACCATGGGCTGGTGCCCCCAGAAGGGCGGCTTTTTCACCTTCCTGGAGCTGCGGTCGATGACCGCTCACTTTGACATAAAGGAGACTGTATGAGCCAAACTGAACTGCCCACCATGGAGCAGCGCCTCGTCCGCTGGGCGCTCTCGGGGGACACCGGCGCCTCGTCGCAGACGCTGGCTTGTGCCGTGCTCGGGATCCGCCAGGAGGACCGGGCCTTCGGCTTCGCCGTGCCCTGCGACTACAGCGATTTCGGCCGCTGCTATCGCCTGGTGCAGCTGGTGCCGGAGATCCTCACCATGTGGGATAAGGTAGTTGCTGCGTGCCCTGCCTGGGGGCCGCTGGCCGAGCACTGGGACGAGCTGGTGGCGCTGTACGAGGCGGATACGGAGTGCCAAGTGTCGGACACCTGCCGGCACATGCTGCGGACGCTGCGGGACCAGTATCAGCGGTCGAAGCGGGAGGGGGTATGAAAGACTTCTGGCTCGGTTTCATGGTGGGGGCTTTTGCTATTGGCCTGGTCGCCTCCAAGGCGACTGACAAGGTGCGCAGCGAAACTCTGGCGGATGCTGCGGGATCTGGGTACATGGTGCGCGATGGCAAAGCCTACCGAGTGATGCCTGTAGCCGACGAAGCGGCCGAGTACCTGCCGAACGACGTGCCGTGCAAGTGCACTCCTGGAAAGGTTATCGACGGGGTGGAGTGGCCTGGTGACTGCCCAGAATGGGAGACTAGGCCGTGGTGCCTCAATGTAGCGCGGCCACAGTAGCCACCAGCAACGCCCCGGTCAGCCGGGGCTTTTTATTGCGGGAAACCCAACGATATATTTACAACGTAAATACTTGCGTCTATTATGGTCACCAAGCAAGGATGAAGCCTTGCTGTAAATTGCAAGAGCGCAAGGAGATTACATGAAAATTCTGATTGCTTGTGAGCGTTTCGGCGTTATCCGTGACGCCTTTATTCGGGCGGGGCACGAAGCCATGTCTTGTGACTTGGTTGAAACCGAGTCGCCCGGGCCTCACTACAAGGGCAACGTGCTGGACGTGCTCGATGGCGGCTGGGACATGATGATAGCCCACCCTGACTGCACCTTTCTGACCGGATCCGCCGCTTGGGCGTTCGGGGACGGCCCGTACCATCAAAAGGTTTCACCAGGCACGCTGGTTGGGGCTGCCCGTCGCGCTGCTCGAGCTGATGCGTTGGAGTTCGTCGCGCTGCTTGCCCGGGCCAATATTCCGCGAATAGCCATCGAGAACCCTGGCCGCGGCTTCCTGAACACCATGCTGGATCTGAAGCAGTATGGTTTCAGGTCTAACTTCCCCACCCAGATAATCCACCCATATGAGTACGGTCATGATGCGAGCAAGGCGACCGGCCTGGCCCTGAAAAACCTGCCTGACCTGACTCCCACCAACTACGTGCGGCCGCGTCTTGTCTGCAAGGTGTGCAAGTTCACTTTCGATTATGGCCTCCACAAGTGCCCTGCGTGCAGTTCGCACGAATACCTGCCGCGCTGGGGGAACCAGACCGATAGTGGCCAGAACCGCCTCAGCCCGGGAGAAGGGCGTGCCATGGAGCGAGCCCGCACCTATCAAGGGTGGGCGGATGCGATGGTTGCGCAATGGGGGAATTTGCCGGCTATGACGGCTGCCAACGATAACAAACAGGCGCCTGATGCCGCACTTGCTGTGTAAAGCCTGGCCACCTCCATCATCAAGCCTCGGCTCCGTGCCGGGGCTTTTTATTGCCTCCCGCCTTACAACTTACTAATATATAGTTCCCACATGCAATCGGAGTTCTATATGGCAAACAAGACATCTTGGCCGTTCGCAAAGATGGCCGTCGGTGAGGAGTGCGTCATCGCGGAAAAGCACATAGGCCTGCGCGGCCAGACTTATGTTCATGTCTATGCTCGGGCCACTGGGAAGACCTTCTCGTCTCGGTCAGATCGTGACGGCATTCACTTCAAGCGGTTGTCCTGACCGCGCCCATTGCTACCAGCCCGGCCTACTTGCCGGGCTTTTTTGTGTCCGCGCGGCTCCGGCCACCAGCTGGGCGTATCGCCCCGTTACCCCTCATCCCGACCTTTCAGGCCACTCCCGCTCTGCGCCAATTGCGCGGCGTAACAATGGCGCTGCTACACGCCAGCCCTTATGTGGCGCGGCGTAACGCGTAACGTAACATTTGGAAAATAGATATATTACACACATGCACACACATATGCGCACATACACACGCCTTAGGGGTCTATTATTATTATGTTACTACCGTTACAGTGTTACATAGATAGATATAGAGCTGTTTTTATTGGTGTTTTCTCGTAACAATTTCCGTAACCGCCAAACCGGCCGCTGTTACGCTTCGACCCTGCCGCCCTGCAGGGCTAAACTCCTGGCTAGACCCCTGATCAGGCCCTGACCATGCAACTCCAAATGAAATTCGAATCCACCCCTATGTCTCGCGCCTACCTGCGCCAGTTCGAGAAGGCCGCCGCTGTGGCTCTCACTCGCACCGCCTGGGATGTTCGTAAGGAGCTGACCGAGGAGATGCAGTCGGTGTTCGACAACCCGACCCCGTTCACCCTTCGGGCCTTCCGCGTGGACATGGCCAAGGCGTCTGACCTCACCGCCACCGTATGGGCGGGCAAGGAGCAGGCCCGGTATCTGCGGCCGGAGATCGAGGGGGGAGAGCGGAACACCAAGGGGTTCGAGCGGAAGATGCACCTGTTCGGCGGGGAGGTTGCTCTGCCGGGAGCCGGGGCAAAGCTCAACACCTACGGCAACATGCCGCTCTCGTTCATCAAGCGCGTGGCCGGGGATCTGAACACCTACGGGAAGGACAAGCGCTTCTTCGTCGGCAAGCCCAAGGGCGGCCGGGGAATGCCCGAGGGTGTGTGGGCTCGGACGAACAACAACAAGCGCCTCACCCCGCTGATGGTGTTCGCTGAGGATGCGACCTACGAGAAGCGCTTCAAGGCGTCGGCTATCGCTGGGCAGACCGTGGACCGGGTGTTCGAGTCTCGGCTGATGGAAGCACTCAGGCAGTACGCCGGCCAGTGAGCTGGCTATCGGCTTAACCAGCGGCCCTATGGCTGCGTGTAACGACCACCCATGTACCTCCGTATTGACCAACACCTCCGACGAGCTCCTGTGCGGCCCTGTGGCACTTGCTGGGGCGTTCAAGGTACTGGGACGGGATGTGCTGGATGGGTAATTCGCGC